ATGTCTGGACTTATTAATCCACATGCGGCCCCGGAAGAAGCAGCCTATGCGCTACTGATTGAGCTCGTTCGCGCCCAGCGCGTGCCGCAATATGAAGGCGAAATTTCCGGCCTGCTGGCGATGTACGACGAAGCCGTTAAACACTTTAAAGAGAAAGAGACCGAGCGTTAGGCGTGGACATCGTGGTGCGAGGAAAGTGTGACGCCTGCGGAAGCCGCGCAGGCGTTGGCTGGATAGCGGCTTGGGTCATCAGCTGCCGCGGTAGGTAGAGTATCCGTACTGACTGAGCAGCAGCGGGATATGCAGTTTTTGATTTTGCTTTGTAACATTGAAAATAACCGGAATCACCGGGAAGAACGTATTCATATTTTGGCTTTTAAAATAGTCACCAGTTTTAAACGTCACTTTATACACCCCCGGCTCCATATTCTCCGCCTGCGGATAGAGCGACTTAATCCGCCCATCGGCATCCGTTTTACCGGTGGCGATATGCTGCCAGCTCTCCCCCTGCTGTTTATCCAGCTCAATCTGCACCCCCGGTGAAGGGAGCCCGGTTTGCTGATTAAGAATGTGTACGCTGAGCGTCCCCTCTGGCGCCGCCAGCGCGCTGAAGCTGAGCAGAGAAATTACGGAGGCGATAACTAATTTCATAATCGTGACCTTATTGGGCAAGTGAAAGTGCCCTAACTATAGTCAGCGCGGCGGGGAAAAAAATTAAACTTTTTGTTATCAGTTTGAGTTGATGGGTACTGTCTCCACACACAACACGCTGAACCGGTTTCCTCGTAAGAAGAGGAAGTGTCTTATGAGTAGGTAGCCCCGTGCTCTTAGTAACAGGATACGGTGACACTAAGTCTATCAGGTAGGGGAAATAGATTTGCTGGGTTCAAATATCACAAGGTAAAAAGATATACGCCGTGGCCTCTGCCGCCTCTACCAGAACAGTGCTTACTGCAAATGGGCTGCAGTATTCGAAATAATCATTTAATATTATTTAAACAACTATTCCAGTGTAAGTAATCACCTGGTTCAGATATTGATCGTTATCATTGATTCTCTTGTCGCCACGCCTTAACCATCTCCTTTGTTACCTCTTTCTTGTAGCAAATAGGTGAGTACCCACCAGCTTTGCTCCAGGCACTGCGGCCACCGCACAAGCTGCCGTTCCGGGCGGTATTGAAGGGACAGGCACAAGTACCGGGGTAGGATGCGACAGAGTCATCAATAATCCTTTGACTGACCTGATCATCGCTTAAGGAATTCGATTTGGCGATGGAAATATCTGATGCAAAGACGCACACAACAGCGAATACGGAGATGGCGACGAATTTGATGTTCATTCGGATCTTTCCAGGCAGTGGATGAACATCGAGGGTATGCTTTCAAATAGTGTTCAATATTGATCTATAACAACTGTACTTCACGCCAGCTTAAAATGCGATATTTAACCCAGTCAGACAGAACCTAAAGCTATAATGACTATTAGCCTGTTACCGGCAACATATTTTCACATTCCTGCAGAGCGCTTATTCTGCACTCAGCTATAACCAGCATTAACCATTCTGTTCGATATTACAGAGCAGTAATGCTGTACTCTGACTGGCCATCGTCCGACAGATACTACAAGACATTAGAATCATCGAAATGCTCCGTCGATATGCTCACCTGGCACCTAACCATTTAACTGAGCACGCACGTCAAATTGACTCATTTTTTGCAGAAGATGTCCCAAATATGTCCCACAAGGAAAAATCAGCGACTGGAGGAAGTTGATAAGTGATTGATTATTAAATGGCACGCCCTACAGGATTCGAACCTGTGACCTACGGCTTAGAAGAAAGTAGAGCGTTAAATAACTCACTGTAATCACACATGTTTACCGCGTTCGCATCCGGTTTTGTGTCGTTTCGTGTCGTTTGAATACATCCCTGTCTTTATCGTGCATTCCTGTCACGCCACAACTACGACACACCCATTACGCGAATTCTTCCAGGATCAGGATGCCATCCGCGCCATCGCCGCCGGTATAAGCCGTGCTGGTAAACCCGAGGTCATACGCGCCACCACCACCGGAGCCGGGAGCTGCGCCAGCAATAACGGCCCGATCGTCACGTGGGCGACTGATAAGGAAATCGCCAAAGAATTTGTCGAGACCACTCTTAAAGACGCCTGGGAGACGGCTGACGACTGGTTTGTGCGTTGATCGGTCTATATAATCATTCGCGGTGATCTCCTGCCTGAGTCACTACCCCCACCAGGCAGCAGCATACATTAGCTGCCGGGTGGGCCTATGTGCAACACACTTTGAACTATTCACTAAATGAGCTGCCTGAATAATAACCACTATTAATAAGGCTCACTATGACTACTCTTCTGATCACCTCAAGCGTTGTATTTGTCATCCTCGCACTATTTACCATAAGCGTCATAAAACTATGGATTGGAGTCTCCAACAACCCTGACTAGCACCATCAGAGCCCCTCCCCATCCCTGCCATCATCCACAGCCTGTTTTCGCTATGGTCGGTGGTTTTGTCGACAAAGTAAGTCTGCTCTCTAGATATCCACGCATTAGCCTCTGAGTCGGTAAAGTGCAGCCCATGCCGGCGCAGCGCTGACACAAAATCCTTTGTGTGCAGATACTGGTAGCCTTTGGAGTTGCGCAATACCGACTCGCGGAATGCCTGATTGATGTCTGACTCTCGATGCATGATCTGCTCCTACTGAATACTGTTTTTATATACAGTAGTTTTTATTATCCAGCAGATCAAGAGGATTAAACCGAGATGCCCTTCCCTGAATAGTAGGACTTAAGGGAGGTATAAAGTGTGTCTATTTCTGAGTCACTTAGGGCGCGATTGAAGATCATGCCTGCATACAAGTTACCTGTTGACCCCTCTACGTTCGTATAGTGAGAACCGAGTAAAATGGTGCCAGCGACAGATAAAACCCCACCTGCTGGGATGGCATTTGAGGCTACTTTTGCATTGGTCAAATCCCTGATCCTGGATGTCATCCCTGACTGACTAAACACCGACGCAATGGCCCGTAATTTAACAGTATCTGCTCCAGACGAAACGCCATATGTCAGAGTCTTCCTTGTGGCAAAGCTATCATCTGAATAACTCAGGCTGATCGATGGGTTCCCTGTGCTCACTGATGCTCGTGAAAAATCGGTGGAAGTAAGGCCTGACCCGCCATTTGTTATAGCTGAGCCATAGTTGGACCAGTGAACAAAGTTGCCACTGGCCGCAGTTGGCTTACCAATGGTTATGATCGTCATTTCCTGCCCCTGAGCAACATTGGTATTAATATAATTTCCCAGGTTTGTTACTGTGATGTTTTCGGTGTTCACTGCAGGCGAACCAACTACCGTTGCAGCAGGTTTTCCTGAGGCAAAGTTTCTACCAAGTTGGCTGCCATCATTGAATAAGTTGAAATATTGAAGACCATCTGAAACTGGAAGGATTACGCCAGTCGCGATATTAGCCAGGCTAATGTTCTGGTTAAGCAGCATTCCCATATATTTGACACCTTAAACTGAAAAAGTTTTAGAAAACGGAATACACCAATTTTCCATAGGATAGGGTTTATTGAGTAGTTCTGTAATATTTTCCTCAGGCCATTGCGTAAACTGAGGGTCATATTCGTAAATTTCGTCAGGAACGTATGGGTCGCTATCCGTTAACATTCCTTGTCCAGAGTTTTGATATGTACCATATACAACACGAACCGTACCTGATGGGGCTGACGAGCAGGTTAGCCGTACAATAGTATCTGAGACTATATCAATAGCAGACAATGTAAGTTCAGTGCCAATTCCTGCTGGATCAGCCTGGACATTACTGAAAACCCTGAATCCTTTATTGCCTATAACAGTCCGTGTTCCGACACGAAACGGAGCTTGCCATTGTAATGGCGGTTGAGGAACATAGAAATTACAATATATCTGATTTCCAATTAGTTCAAAGCTTATTGGTTGCACCGGTTTAAATGGCTTCCTTTGGTTAAGAACTTTATCCATGGCTTTAGCATAATAACATCCCATCCAGCGATAACCGTTAGGCATCAGATGTCCGCCTTTGCTGGGTAACGGATAGTCAGCGCCGACGATAAAGCAGTTTTCGTTCTCCTCACAGAACTCTTGCTGGGCCATTGCCACCCACAGTTCAACAGCATTAAGCGGTTGAGTGGCAGGGTTTGGGGTATAGGAATACCCAGGCACCGAAATAAACCATGCTGGCATGTCAGACTGACCAGTAATACTGGTGACAGTGGCGTTAATTTTACTTCTCAGTTGAACCATCTGAGATTTATAAACGCTTTTACTTGTCCCTGCGTTATAGTCAAACTGGCCCTGGTTAAAGATAATAGCCGTAACGGAGTATGTTTTTCCTGCAGCATCAGCTACGGCCTTTGCCTTGGTTATACAATCAACAACCCTGTTATAATACTTAGTATCATCAATAAGGTTGGCTAATATCTGGCCTGAAACTCCTACAGCAGAAGATAAAAACAAGCGGGAGGAATCACTACTCAGGCAGTGAGCGTCAAGAAATGACTTTCTGAATCCGTTCACCGCGCCAACTAATGGCGATTCGCCCTCATTTTTATCGTTACGACCTAAAGCCTGTATCTCTGCATCCGAGAGGATTGTCGAGCCATCTAGTGATTGCGTTACTGCGATCATGGGTTTGAATTCAGAGCCGCCTAGCGGGTTGAATGCATTCTCTCCTGCCCCTGCAGGCCTAACAGAGTTACCAAGCATCAAGTTTCCATATTTTGCCGTTCTGGAAACCTGCGCCCACCCTTCATCCCCCTGCATTAATGACTGTCCTTCACCAAGAAAATGGTTATAGGCGTCAGAAGGGAATTTCAGCTTTGTAAGCGTAATCCTTGAATCTGCATCAACAAGCGATTTATTTTGAGGGTCCTGAGCGTTTATATAAATTTGCTCAGCAGTTTGTCCATCGCCACCGGAGTTGCTCCATGCTGGAACACCATTTTTATCAATGATGTCGTAAAACAGACCCATAGGATCGACGATTCTCAAAACCGCATCATTCGTCGCCTGAATCGATGTTCCATTGGGCAGACTGTAGGCATTAAAGTGTGACCACCCATCCTTAGTTACCATATCCCAAAATAAACCGTTAGGATCTGTTAAGCGAATTAAAGCATCATTGGTTTTTGATATTTGCAATTCACTTATTTTTAACTTGTCAGGTGAGATATACGCTGTCCCGCTTCCAAACCCTCCATTTTTGTCAATTTGCCAGCCAATAAAACCAACAACATCGACGATGGCTGCTACCAAATCGCCAATATCATCGAATTTAATCGTCCCCTTCATAGGGGCTAAGTCATCTGCGACCTGCTGGGTCTGTTCTGCAATATCGTCAACAGCCTGCTGAGAAGGCATTTTCCGGCCAGTTGGCTCCAACGTGCCGGAATTATTTATAACCTCAATTGCTAGCGCGCTATCATCAGGGCTACGGTAATACGTGGTGCTTCCCTGAGGGATATTAGCGATATCGGCCTGCGCTGCTGCCAGGGTCATATACTGCCGGCTGAGAGGGATCAGATTCTGCCTGGTCTCCTCGACAACTTTATCCCCTTCCGCCTTCATTCCATCTACGGTGTAGTGCTCACCGCCGAGGCGATCTGTGTATGTCAGATCTGTACTGGTGACAACCTTATCCAGCATGGCGCCGGCATAAACTGCATCCCGAATATCAGTACTTGGTACCGGGTTGTCGGTGGGAGTTGGTAACGGTACTTCTGCCATTGTGCATGTCGCCCTATAAAAGGCGCACGAAGCCCTCAGAAGTGAATCTGATGGTGTGCGCGAAGGTTGGTAATTACTGCTGTGTGTTACGGATAAATCGAGTCTGAATACTCAGTCAGGGAAAGCGTTTGAGTATCGTCACCATTTGGCTTGGCGCTATCGACGCGCCAGATTGTGGAGTTCAGTTCCGAGTCGGTAGCAATGAAATACCGGCTGGGATTTTGCACATTTTCGCGGTCATAAATGTTCAGATCGAAGGTATCGGCCGCAGCCTGAAATGCTTTGGGCTTGCCGTTTACCGGATAGGCCCGCCAGCGCCCGCGGTAATTGCCGAGGCTGTCGGTCATCACCACCCACATATCCCCGAGTGAGAAGTCGATACGCTCTGACGTCGAGAACACATCCCCGGATCGCCCGGTGATGTATCCGGTTTGCTGTGCGTTATCGTACATGTCCGGACACTGAACAACCGTACCGCGCACCACCTGCGTCGACTCCAGCACTTTCACCGTCATAGTGAGGCGTGAGTAGAGAATTTTTCTCGCCTCAAGCCAGGCCCTGTCGGTTGCCTGGGTGGCGTTTCGGCAGCCGTCCAGGCTGATCTGCATCGCGTTAACGGTAGCATCCTCAACCTCAGTGATGCCGCTGCTGTCGATCTGCAGGTAGATGTACGCCTTCTTGTTCGTCAGCGGGTCGACGTAATCCAGCGCCACGCCGTCGTAACCACCAGGGAGAGACATTTGCCAGGCGACCTTGTACTCGTCCCAGAACATGTTTGAGCGCGCAAAAACCGCATCCGGATTTGTCACTTTCTCATCGCGCCAGAACGTCAGCACATCGCCGATATTATTGCCGTCAACGCGGGCCACATTGGCGATCGTCGCTATGCGCTCACCCAGCGGCTGCTTCTCATCAGAAAAGGTGTAATCGAAATACCCAAGCTGAGCATCAGGCAGCGAATCGGCAATGGCATAAAGAGTTGCGACGTCAATACTGGCCACGTCCTGCTTACCCACAACCACCCATTCGTGAAGGATGGCGTCGGCAAACGAGCGACTTGGTCGCAGCGTGTAATCAACCGCGCCGGTTGTCCGGTCGTAGCTGATGGTATGCCGCTGCGCCAGCATGTTGTACTTCTGCTCACGGTTGCTGTTGCTGTCATTCGAGCCCTTGATCGTAATGCGGGCAATCGTGTCTTCCGGATACACGACGTTTTCGCGCACGTTCACCGCATGAATCGCCATCAGCGTCACAACGTTGGCGTCATTGCTGTTATCGAGGCGCTCGATGGTGACCGCATAGCGTCCCGCCCCGGCTGCCGGGACAAACTTGTGCGTTGTGCGGAAATACCGGGTCGTCACCTGGAAGTCGTTATCGAAGAAGAAATCGTGCTGCTCTGACGTACCCGGAACCTGATTGTTGTCGTCGTCGACCTGCCAGAACTTGATCCGGTATTGCGTTGTTCCGGCCGTCGCACCGAGCTGAACCAGCACATGCACCCAGACCTGAGTGGAGACGATCGGCGACACTGACGGTCCGATAACCAGAGGGGTCTGGTCATTCAGCGTGAACAGCGTCGCGTTGATAACCGCATTGCCCGGCAGAGACGTAATTTCTCCCGAGAGTTCGCCAATATAGAACGTCGTGTACGAAAGCGTGTCGTCGCCAATAAAGCTCTCTGAGGAGATGATATTCCCGGCGCCGGTGACATTCCGTGTGACGCTTGTGCCGCCATCGTTCCAGGTGGCGTTGATGACGAATGATACGGGGTGTGGCACCGCCAGCGCAGCGAAGTAGGCAAAGTTGTCATCGTTCGACAGCACAACAGCCTTGAGCTGATTACTCTCGATCGCCACCGATGTCGGCGCCGTCGTGGTCGCTGTCTGGGCCGGGAAGTCCTGACTTTCGTTCAGGCCGGGGACTGTCTCATTATCGACGTCATCGAACTGATACCCTACTTCAATAGTGCCGATCACGTCTCCCGGGTTATAAATCGCAGAACTGGCTCCCGCCAGGCTGCCGAGGTTCGATTCCGAGTAGCGGATCGAGGAAATGGTGTACCGGCCGTAACCGACTTCAAACCACTCCGTGAGTTGCTTGTTATTGTCGACGAACTCAAACAGCGCCTCCTGAATCAGGTCAGGAAAGACGCGGCACTGGCCGTAAATGTTCGGGCGCCCCTTGTAGAGTCGCGCGCGGTTCGTCTGGCCGGTCAGGTCATTATTGGGGGATTCGCCTGTCGCCACCGATACTGACGCGCTGGGCTTATTTGACAGGCCGAACACCTTCAGCGCGCCGGAGAGGATTTTCGTAACCGGACGCAATATCGTGGTGATGAGCTTTCCCACCCCGCCCTCTGGCTGGTCGAAAACGGCCACGACGTCACCAGATCGCAGTGGCCGGCTGATATCGTAATCGTCCGGCAGCGCTCGGCCATTTAGTTTCACGATAACATCGCGGTGCAGCTGCAGAGAATCCAGCAGGCTCACCAGTGTGGTGCCGGCATCTACCGTTCCCCGCTGCAGCGGCGCGCCAGGCAGCCTCTGTAACTCATATCGCACCATGCACCATGTACTCCACTTTGCTGTAAACCTTTAGTAGTGCCAGCGGGCTGTCGCAGCGCACGAAACCAAATTCCCCGCGGGCATGCAGACACTTAACCGGGCTGATCATCACACCGATATGCGCCGGCACTTCGCCGCGGAAAAAAACGGCGATGCAGCCGGTTGCCGCCACCGGCACACGCCGCCAGTGGGCGTGTTCCTGTTCGTAGCAGGTGATGAAATCCGCGCCCGATTCGTAACCGGCGATGTGATGCAACTCCAGGCCGAGCACATGCCGGTAATAGAGAACCACCAGGCCCCAGCAGTCCATCTGCTCAAAACTGCAGGCGCGATTAGCCCAGGGCTTGCCGTTAACAAGCCTGATAAAGTCGCTCTGTGTCATACGGTGATTAGCCCGGGATAGTCTTTCGTGGTGTAAATGATGGAGTTGGCCAGCGTCAGCGGATTGGTCTTGCCGGCGGTCACGGTGACGTTGCTGGCATCGGCTGAAATGTCGTTCACGTAAAGCGTCCAGTCTTTCAGGGATGATGCATCACCGATCGCGTTCCACTGCTGATACAGGCACTTTATCGGCGTCATGCGCGCCGCCCCGCGCCAGCTTTTCAGTGTCTGCCGTACATGTTCCGTGGCGGCGACAAACGTTATGGTCATTGATATGACCGCCGTTCCGTCCTGCGCTGGCTCGGTCACACTGAACCGCGCAGGCTCGAATGAGTTCCCGCCAAACGTCGCCGGACGAAAAAGGTTATTGACCACCCGGTAATAGCCGAAAGCCGGATGATAAAACCCCACCGTCTGTTTGATATCGCTTGCCGGCCGGCGCTCCTTCCACTCTCTCAATGTCGGCATCAGTCAGCCCTCGGCATCACTTCGGTGATCAGGTAATCCAGCCAGTATCCGTAGCCAGGCTGAGCCTCGACAATCCAGTCGTCGTAATCTTCAGTAATATCCTCGATACCGTTACTGATAACCGTTGCGGTCCAGGTGACTACGTTGCCGTTTTTGCTGGTCTGCACCGGCATATCGACGAAATGCAGCGTCTGCTGCTGAACGCCCTGCGTATCACCCAGGTCGATCGGCATCTGGAACCATGCGCGCCCGCGGTCGCAGTATGTCGGCGATCGAAGCCACGACTTAAAGCGCTCAGCCTGGGCCAGCGTGAATATCCACTGCAGCGTCCATGTCGCTTTCAGGTCCGTGGTAATCGGCGTGATTATCAATGGACCGACCGCCGTCTGCGTCGTCTGCCAGGCTGTATCCTGCGTCATGTTCTGATCGGCGCGCTGGGGAAGCGGCAGGAACGGAGGGTATTGAACTGTTGCCACGTTTCCTCCGGGCATTAAAAAACCCGCCGGAGCGGGTTTGGTTTAGTTATTCAATTGCCTGCGGAGACTTAGGAGTATCTTCGATTATAATGTCGAATTTTTTGATATCCCCATCCTGAGGCGTAATCTTAAATTCAGAGTTAGCCGGGATGATCCCCTCCACAACACTCCCGTTAACCATTTCCAGACGGAATTTTACCGGTCTGTTTTGGCGGAAAATGGTAGTCTTGCCTATCTCCATACCCTGTAGTGGATCACAAAATCAGGACACCGGGATAATCTGTTTCCACTTTTCTTCATGTAAGCAAGGCGGTAAACCATCGTTGTTCGTGTGAGGTCGATAAACGTTGTAATAACCATTAATCCACTGGTTTATATCGCGTACCGAATGGCTAAAATCACCATAACCACCTTTCGGAAGCCATTCACTTTTAAGGCTGCGAAAGACTCTTTCCATCGGCGAATTATCCAGGCAATTCCCTCTGCGACTCATACTTTGCATTACCCCATAACGCCAGAGTAACTTTCTGTATTTATTGCTTTTATACTGAACACCTTGATCTGAATGAAACAGCAGGCGGCCATCACGCGGTCGTGTTTCCAGTGCATTACGCAAAGCCCTACACACCAACTCAGCATCAGCGGTTAATGAGAGGGCTGAACCGATAATCCGCCGTGAATATAAATCAACAACGAGCGCGAGATAACACCATTTGTCCTGCAGGCGAATAAAACTGATGTCGCCGCACCAGACGCGGTTTGGTGCGGCGGGGTTAAATTGCCGGTTCAGTAAATTTGGCAATGGCGGACTTTTGTCTTCGTTTACCCGGTAGTGATGTTTAACCGGCTGTCGACTTGTCAGCCCGCATTCCCGCATCAGTCGTCGTGCCAGCCACCGGCCTGCATCAACGCCACTCTGGCGCAACATCTGACTGATTGCCCGGCTACCGGCTGCGCCACGACTGAGAGCATGGAAAGCCCTCACCCGACTTCGTAATTCAATTCTTTGCACATTAACAGGACGCTTCACCTGCGCGTAATAAACGCTACGGTGAATACCGAATAAATGACAAAGAACCCGCACTGGCCACTTTGCTTTCAGCCGTGTGATTAGCGCGACGGCTTCCCGGGGATTTCGCTCATCAGCACGGCAGCCTGCTTTAGTATTTCTTTTTCCATCTCAAGGCGCTTTATCCGCGCTTTAAGCTGCTGAATTTCGCGTTGTTCAGGGGTAATAGCATTACCAGCGGGCTCAATACCCTGAAGTTCCTGCTTATACAACCGTATCCATTTACGCAAATGGTCAGGGTTGAGCTCGAGTGCCAGCGCGACTTCTCTGACATCACGCTGGTATTTAACCACCTGTTCGATAGCTTCAAGCTTGAACTCCGGGGAAAAGGTACGTTTAGTCCGACGAGTTTTGATCATGCATCACCTCATTTTCACTGTTTTAACATTAACAGGATTTCGAGGTGTCCTGAATTACCGATCCACTACACCCCTACTAAAACTTTCTCCAGGCCCATAGATATTATCTTTCCCCATCAAAACGCTCCATTTGCTTTACGAGATAACCCAAGCGTCGATTGTAGCGTGCTGATGTAAGGCCCATTGCGTTCCGCATCAGAAATCAGGAATTCCAGCACATAATTACCGTCATTCTGAGTGGCCCCCATGTATTGCGGCTCAGCATTGGACGCTTGATTGTTGATGACTACCTGAACATTCAACCCGCCGCCGCCCTGCATATCCTTATTGCTGATGACCTTCCCGTTATCACCAGGGATCATGTACTGCTTGCCGGTGCTGGCCTGGTAAATCTCCGGCTTACCTTTCTCGCCGACCTGATACAGGCCGCCGGCTGATACCGGGCCGCCGTTGTACCGCGCGCCCGCTATTGAAAGGGCCTGCGCCATGCCAACTGTTGAAGCTATTCCTGCCTGAGCGGGGATAGCGTTAGCGCCAGCCGTGGCAAGGGAGGTCATTGCAGCAGCCGGAGCCATGGATGCGGCTATTAGTTGCCCTTGCGCAATAGCCATTCCAGAAGCGGCGGTCATTCCAGCCTGCCCCATAATTACAGACTTCAACCACTCAACCCCCATCTGAACAAAGGAGTTGATGACGCTGTTAAGTACCGTCGAGCCTAGCGACCGCATAGCTTCGCTGACAGACATGCTGCCAGTGATTATGCCAGTGAGGGCGTTGGAGGCGTTTCCAGCAAATGAATCAAACGCCGCGGCAGCTACTTCATATCCTGCATTTTGTTGTCGCCATATCTCCCACTGCGCCGCTATGCGCTGTTGCTCGTACTGAGTGTTAGCGGCATTCATCAGCTCAAGTCCGCGCTGAGTAATCTGCCCCTTCTGCGATTCAAACTGCTGGATTAGAGCCAACTCCTGCGCGTGCTGGTTAGCCAGCTGTTGGACAGGGTCAATCTGCCCCCGAGCTTCCTGCATGGGGCTTACAGTTTGCTGAGCGCGTATCTTAGCCAGATTAACCTGGTGCTGAGCCTCCAGTTGCTCACTGGTCTGATTGTACTGCTGCTGAGTGATTTTTTTGGCGGCCAGTGCAGTTTGCAGATCTTTAACATCCTGCTGGTAAGACGCATTCTCTCTGGCTTCAGGGAGCAGTTTTTCTGCCGCAGCCTGGGCTTTGAGGGCATTAGCCGTATCCCATATTTCTCCACGGTATTTACCGGCAAGAGCAATTTGCTCTTGGGTGGCTCCCTTACCTAGTGATTGCTGAGCCTGTAATACTGCCTGCTCCCGGCTTAACTCCTGCGTTGAGCCAGCAGCGAGCTCTGATTGCTGGCGCAGATTTTCAAGTTTTTGGTTTACCGATTCCTGCTGGTTAGCAAGTTTCTTAGCCTCAGATTCCGCTTCCTTGGTGGCCTTTTTGTTATTTTGCTGCGCTTGTTGAGCATCGAATTCAGCTGCTGCTCTGTCACGAGCAAGGTTAACATCCGCCTCTGATCCACCGAGTTTCCTAATGTCCTGCTCAGCCCTTAATTGCGCTCGCTTCCTGTCATTAAGCTCGCTCTGAAGTGTTACCTGATCCTGTAGCTTATCCAGATACTCCTGAACATCTTTCGGGCGTTCAACCATGAGGCTGCTGGAGTTGAATTTGTCTTTTGCCTTGGCCGCAAAATTAATCATATCTCCCAACTTGCTCATCATGCCGGCAGCAATTCCCGCTTCCTGCCCATCCCTGCGCAGCAAATCGATACCTTGCTTCATCGTTCCGTTTAGCGTAGCGCGGCCAATGTTAATGGCGTTTTGGGTCTGACTCAGTCTGTTCTGGGCCTTCTCCAGCTCAAGGGTAGCTATAGCTAGGTTATCCTGTGCGCCGCTAAGCGCCTCGGCAGCCTGCCGCCCTCTCGTTGTATTCGTACCCCAGTTTGCAATTTCTCGCTGCTGTCGCTGGACAGCCGATGTCGCGTCATTGAATTCCTTTTGTGCGTCTGATACCGCGTCACTTAATTCAGGCAGGCTTTGGCTTAGCTTTCCTATCGTTGCCGCCAGCTCTGTATGCGACATCGTCTGGAATTTTGAGCTCAGATCGTTAACGCTATCTGCAAGGGCATTAGCGTCATTCCTGGCCTCTTTTGCGCGCTGTGAAAAGTAAAGGATTGCACTAGCAGCAAGCATTGCCGCTCCGGCAGGCCCACCAATTAACCCGAGAGCCCTGCTAGCAAGGCTGGCACCAGATGAGAGAGCCATTTGAGCAGCCCTGTTTGCCGCCAGTGCTCGATTATAATTATCAACCGCACCGGCAGCCGCAACCCTGGCAACGGACAAGCGCTGTTCAGCTGCCGCAGCGTTGGTTTCGCTGATAGCAGTAAGGCGCATCATTTCTGCGAGCCTTATCTCATCTAAGGCCCGTTGTTTTGCGACCGCTGCAGCCCTGAGGTCTGCCGCTGCTTTATTCGCGGAAGCCTGAGCTGCTAATGATTCTTCTGCTGAAAGCGTGCGTGATGCGGCAGCTGCTTTGATTTTAGCCGCAGTAGCCATAGTTAAGGCGCCGACATACCGACTCCCAAGAATAGCCGCGACGCCTGTCAGCAAAGCGCTCAGGCCGCCGATATTTTCACTGATAGTAACGACCGCATCACTGAAAATTGCCACACCGGTTTTTACGGTAGAGTTTTCGCCGAAAAACTTAGTGATGTTATTGCCCGCAACCTGAAGAGCCTGGCTGATAGTCGTGGTTGTGTTAGCAAACTCAGCTCCGATAACCGATCCCTGAGATAAAAGACCCTTAACCACTACGTCAGTAGTTAGCTTGCCTTGAGCCGCCATCGCCCTCAACTCGCCAATACCAACACCTAAAGAATCAGCCAAGGCAACCATAAGGCGACTACCCTGCTCAGCTACCGAGTTGAATTCCTCCCCCCTCAGAACACCAGAGGCAATACCTTGGGACAACTGGATGATTGCGTTTTCTGCTTCCTGGGCTGTAGCGCCGGAAACGACAAAACCTTGGTTAATTATTGTGGTGAGCTTTGCCAGATCTTCGGCTGATGTATTGTACTGCCGCGTCCCTCTTTCCAGTCGAGCATACAATGTAGCAGTTGCATCCAGACTACTTCTGGTAGCCTGAGTAACATCAAAAACTCGCTGGGTTACGTCTGCTAACTGCTCTGATGGCCGAAGAGAGTTGGATAATTTGTTATTAACCGTGGCCCATGCGTCAGCATATTCAGCCACCTGCTGGACAGAAAGAGCTGCTGTCAGTGCAACCGCAACACGGGACAAGCTCGACATAGAGCGCTCAGTGGTGTCAATAGAGCGTGATGTTTTATCAAATCCCCGTTCCATCAGATCAAGGCGCTGGTTAACGCGCTGCTGAGCGGTAAGTAGCCCGCGCACATCCATTTCAATGTCGTAATAAATACCGCCAGCGTTCTCAGCCATTTGCTATCTCCGGGCAATAAAAAACCCCGCCGGAGCGAGGTCTATAACATGGAACTTGGTTAGTTTAGGAGGCCTGATTTAACTTCTGTATTTGAATTATTAAATAAGTAATTATCTACAATATCGCCCTTAAACACGATTATAAGCTGCTTCATGTTGGTAGTAGCGCCGTTATCAAATAGTCCATAGATGGGAATAAATGCTTTCCCGCTGACCTGTGTGTTTGTGAAAACATAGTGCCACTGTTCTTTCCCATCACTGGAGATTGATACCCCAGTTGGATCTCCATATGCAGCCTTAACCTCTTGCTTCGTCGTCTTTCCTTTGATTATTTTACTCTGAACGCCAATCTGCGTTTCTTGCTCAATCGACTTATTGCCGCCAGAAGCACAACCGGCAAGTACAACCGCTATTGCTGCAACCAATAGAACCTTTTTCATATCCCTATCCCCATCAGTAAATGATGCGGCAATCGTAGCAGAGGGGAAGCGATACGACAAAGCAACCTGTTCGCTTATCAGGATGTTCAGCGGTACGATAGCAAGGTAATCTTGAAGCAGGCATCAACCAAGGAATCATCATGGATAAGTTTGACCGCACCATCCAGCGAGAGCTACTCCAACGCCTCTGTGACATTTACCCAGAATCTGCCGACAGTAGCTTCTCAAAGGAGTTTTCAGAAAAATTTGGAGGCATTAATATCTTTACTGCCAACTTACTTTATCTTGCTGGTCACGGACTCATTGAGATAAGACTTAGCAATGAAATAGGTCGACGACTGCCATCTGTAATGGACTCTTTCACGAAAATCACCAGCAAAGGCATAGATTTCATTCGCGATGACGGCGGTTTGGGCGCAATTCTGAACGTACAAACCATTAAGTTTCATCGGGATGCGGTGATCGTCCTCGAAGACCTGATCGCCATTTCAAACATGAACGACGAACAGAAGGAAAAAGCCAAGTCGACTCTCGGCGACATGTCGACGGAAGCCATTAAAACCGTGGTACAAGCCGTAACTACCGCCGGATTATCAAAGCTACTCGGGCAATGAAGTCGTACCAGAAAGCAAAAACCCGCCGGATGGCGGGTTAAAGTTATAAAGCAGGCATCTCTTTTCCAAAATCGTATATGACATTCCCCACGACCCCACAAAATGCATTACAAATGAATGATTTAAATGTATTTTTTTTGTTTATTTTTATTTCTTCCATAGAGTCACCTTTTTTTCCCATACGTTTCGCTTTTTTCGATTTGATATAACTACTACTCAATTTGTATACAGCATAAACTGATAAAGCTATTAGCGAAGGGTCAAAGGATGCCGATACTAACGGTGTCGAAACCGTAGAGATGCAAAATTCGTTTCAATAATGTCAATATTATATCCAAAAAAAATTATTTGTTCAAAGTTAACGGCATGATGTTGATTCTCCAGCTATTCCCGGCAGATATAACTGAACCTCATCAGCGGCTCGATCGCGCGCAGCATGTAGCAATTGCTTGCGGCCACCTACACCCCACTTTGCCATCTGGCTCGCGCACTGGCTGATTGCTTTGGTTTCAGTGTTGATGATATGGTCGATTTTGTTCAGCCTGGCCATGGCGCCGATCCCCAAACGGACAACGGTTCGAAATACCTCATACACTTCAATTTCGAACTCCGGCTTAATCCAGGCAGCGTAGCGAATAGCAAGTAGTTCGACGCCCCACGCGCCGGATTCAGAGCCGCCTTTTATCACCTTAAGCGGTTGATTTTGTTCCGAAGCACTTTTTAGTGCTTTGGATTGAAGCGCCTTAATGAAGCGTTTTATTTGGGCGCTTCTGAGGAATACGCTTGGGCGCTGGGACTCTGTAGCCTCCCCATTTGCCACGGCTGCTGCATGGAGGTCATTAAGGCTATAGCGCCCCTCATCGTCGACACGAACGGAGACGCCGTTCACTGATACAGTTGGATATTTCATATCGGTTTACCTTTGAGTGATGAACCTTGTCGCACAGGAAACCGGCCCACAGAAGGGCACCGACAGCCAGCCGGCATCCTCAAGGGTCATCCTGAAAGGTTCTGTGTTAAATGCGCGTGCGAGGCGCGTCAGAAGTGATTCGGCATTAGCCGTTCACGAACAAACGGATATAAAAAAGCCCCGCGGATGCGAGGCTGATATTCGGTTAGTGCTGAGGTTAATTCTTCGTGGGGGTTGTCCTGGAGCGCTCCTGCTCCATCATCGCCTGCCAGCGGCGATCGTCTTCTTCCATGACCGTGTCGTACTCTTCGCGCGTGAAGCCGCTCTGATTGGGGTACTTGGCGTTAATCATCATGGCGAACTCTGTCATCGTGAGGTTCTCAGCCTCTTCCCGGCTTATACCGAAATGGTTGCGGGCCGCCATGATGTAGTCGGCTGCGCGGAATTCTGTGGTTGTTTCGTTCGTTTCGTAACGCTGCAGCTTCCGCACCTTCGCTTTGCCGATGATGCCGTGCATCATCAGGTTTTGCGCGACGATAACCATACTTTCCGGCGGCATACTGCCCGGACGCCAGACGAAGCCACGCTTGCGTGATTTCCCCGGCTTCATCCATCCAACCAGATCGCCGATATCATCGTCACAGCAAGCTGTCAGTACCGTATGCGCGGCCATGACCGCTTTGCGTGACAGGAGCCCGCTTTGCATAAACCGCATGACGCAATCAGGAAGGCGGCTGTATTCATCGCGGATATAGGCCTCAGCTGCGCGCTGCGCGAATGGCGTCGCCTCGTCATTGCACAGGTCATAGAACGCCTGAACAATCTCCTCGGGCTCACCGATTCGCGCCATGTTGCGAAACGACGGCCGGAAAAAGAATTCCCGGTCACCGAATCCGATTACACATTCGCCTAATTCTTTAATCGGGGTCATAGTCGCTCCATAAACAGTATCAAGGGCGCAGAACGCCCTTTGTACTATTCACGAAATGGCCTGGTGGTTAGCTGATAGTGACCGTGCAGGATGCAGACGTGATCTTGACTGGTGTCGCGGAGGAATCGGTGACTTCACATGTATAAACCCCGGCATCACCGGAAGCAGCGCTGGCCTTGTTGAAGGTCGCCGTTGTTTGCCCGCTGACAACCGTGCCGTCTTTCTTCCAGACGTAGGTGTAAGGCGCTGTACCACCCTCAACCACTACCGACATATTCAGCGCCGATCCGGCCGTCACGCTCTTGGTCGTCGGCAGGTTGGTGGTGAACGCCAGCGCCGGGCCGGCAACTTCAAAGACGACAGTATCGGCATCGTAGACTTTCCATTCCCCAGAGAAGGTCGAAATATCCGTGGTGCCGAAATCACCAGACCAGGAGGTGGTGTTAAAGTAGCCCATGATATAAGTGCCAGCGTCTTCACCAGTGAAGTCGAAGCGGACCCAGACTGTCGGCTGACGACCAGCCTGTACCTCATCGAAAATATATTTCGAGATGGCAATAGCGCCAACTTCAGTCGTCTTGTCTTTCTTGCGAAACTCACCTTCTCCTGAGATGGTGAAGTCCATATTGTTGACCAGGTTCTCAACCAGCCCCTTCGTATCGTCAGCCTCAGAGGTGACGGTATTCATGGAATAGTCGAAGCCCTTGGTGGTAATGGCGCCGAGTCGCTTCCATTCGGAAAGCGCAGGAACCGTATCAGCACAGCCAAAAGCCATGCGGAGCACGGCCACCTTACCAATCAGCTTGCCGGTGTCATTAGCGCAGCCTTGCATGTATGCCTCTCAATTAAAAAAGGCCGCCATATGGCAGCCTGATGGGTGATTCTGACGATTATTCGCCGTATGTGCAGGAGACGAGTAGCCGGGTTACTAATCTGCCCTCTTCGGTGGGGATCGGCGCCGGGACATTACCGACAAGCCGCAGCGCGCCAACGCAATCATCGGCGCCGGACTGCGCGCCGATATACTCGACAATGGCGTTTACCGCGGCGTCAGCAGCATCGGGATTCGCCTTCGAGGAGATCACATCAACCATCACATACCAGTCGCCGCCGAGGTCAAAGGTGATATCGGTACCGCCGGAAGGCCTGAACACGATGAACTGATCAGTATCTTTCCCGGTGTCGCGCCATTGCCGCCACTGGACCTTAAACCCCGCGGTAAGCCCCTCATTCACAAACAGGTCTTTGAGGCGCATATACATCGGAGGGGTCATAGCGAAAGCTCCTTCTTCACCACCGCGTCAATCTGGCTGCGGGTATCCTCGAAGCCCTTCGTTAAGAACTCCTTACGGGCCGTTGCTCGCGTGAAGTTCTGTTTCACTGCCGGGTCGTGAACGAACACCGCATAAGAAGCAGAGTAACCAACGCGCCCGGTTACCCTGGTGCCGTTAGCCATGATTTCGCGGAACTGGCTGTTGATGAGCGTCGACGTGTCGATGGGGGTATAAAGTGCTGCCTGTGCGCTGCCGATGAGCATTGCAGACTGCAACGCGCGCACTACCTTGCGCCCCTGTACGTCCTTAATGATGCGGTCAAGGTTGGCCTTAGCCTGGCGGATGCCGCGAACTTTAGCGCCCATAATCACACCTGCGTAATAATTGCATAATCATCCGCCAGACGCTCGAACGTATCGGCGTAGCGGATTACCTGTCGTATCTCATCGGCTTCATCCGGTGGCGAAGTAGCTGAAGATGCACCAATAAGGATATAGTCACCCTCTTTTGCCTCTGCGTACTCCGTCCAGATTGTATTTTTAACCACGATTTCCCGGCCAAGGTCGCCGATTTTTGCAGAGAGACCACCTTGGTAGTCGCAGAGGATAGCGATCGGTGCTTCCCATCCATACGGCTGACCTCCGCCGTCGGTATCGCTACCGTCAGCATCGCGCATGCGCCGCCAGATTGTCGCCGTCGCCGTGTAGGACCACGAAGCTATCGAGCTCAACGCTACCCCCTCCGTTCAGATTCACGCTGCTCAGCAATGAGATGCGCCACATCCATTTCAATATCGTAATGAATAGCGCCAACGTGGAGTGTTTCTGGCCTATCAACGACATCACCATACCAGGCATCGTCGTCGACTTTCCCACCACTGGTTTTGTCCGACATACCCTATTCCCTCCATCGCAGCACAACGGCTCCTGTGGCGCGTATGCGGTCGCAGTTAATGAACCACTCGCCGTCGCTTTTCACGTACGCCGTCGTTTGCTGGCCGGTATCGGTGATCACCCATACCCGGTTAAACGTCCGCGGCAGCCGTTGCTGAACTGAAATCCACGCCATTACTTATCCCCGCACATACATCCGCCTTTACCTATCCAGATACCAGCGAATGCCGGCGAGGCGGTAGGGTCTGCAGGAATCAGAGCGCTGGCGCACCCGTATTTATCCAGACTGCGCAGCAGGTTTACGGATGCCTTCCATCTGTCTGAGAATGACTGGTAACGGAATGAGCGGGATGCTCCGCTTGGCGCCGTCTGGCTGGAAATGTATTTATCCCCACTCCCTAGCCCCATCAGCGCTAAGAGGTAGAGCTGAATAAGCAAGGCTGTCGATGCCGGGTAATGTGCATCAAGGCAGTCCTGAATGCTGTTCGCCTCATCAACGAACGCCTGGAGTACAAAGTCAGGGATGGTAATCCCCTGACCTTCCAGATACTCCTTCGCTTGGTCGAGAGTTACCATTATCGGCTCCGTGAGAATGAAGCCCTGTTTTCACAGGGCATAAAAAAACCGCCTTAGCAGCGGCTGTTATTCAGCAGGGAAAAGCTTTTCAAGTTCGCCATCAGGCAACAGCTCACCAAGCTTTTCAGCCCCCAGGTTTCCTTTAAACTCGATGCCTAATTCCGTCAGGCGGGCCTGAATAATCTCTTTTCGAGATTTTGTATCAGTGCCTGCTTCTGGTGTTGCCGGAGAGAGTTCCCCACCTGCTTCGCCGCGCATGAGACGAACGTTTGACTTCAGGGCCGGATGAAGATTTTCAAGTTCAACAACCTGCCCCAGCGCTACGCCATTCCACGGGCGCACCACTTCGTATTTAGCCATGCTGTTTCCTTACGCCAGGTTCGCGCCGTAGACAACGCCAGACAGGCCCTGATCGTCTGCAGTGATTTGCAGACCTTCGGCAGACATGATCTGGAAGTTGTAGTTAACGTTAGGCAGTGGACGCGGCAGTGGGACAACACCGACAGCCATACCAACCAGTGGAGAGATTACGTCACGACGACGAACGTACGCGATAAACTCGTTACCGCTCAGCGCGTAGCTCATGCGAATCTCTTTGACCGGTGCGAACGGCAGCACCGCCTGCAGTACATTTCCGCTTACAACGCCATTGACCACATACGGCTGAGCCAGGTTCGCCCAGATTTCCGGAGAAACCCACATCACATCGTATGCGGCTACCTTGTTCGTGCGTGCGGTGGTACCGAATGCGCCTTTACCGAAGAATGCAAAGATCGCGGTCATGTCTGCAGTGGTAAGGTCGATATTCGCGCCACCTGCACCAGACCCGAGGTTAATCTTCTTGGTGTTACGGTGGTTCTTGATTCCCTGCGCCGGGTAGGACTGAACCTGAATTTTTGAATCGCCGTTCAGGTAGTAGTTAACGCGCTTCTTGTTGAACTTGCGCATCTTTGACATCTGCGAGTCCAGCACAAGGTCAATGCCCACAGAGTTTAAGCCGGCAGCATGGCGCCAGTTAACACCGTAACCGGCGGTAAATACCGGGATCGGATCGCCATCACTGGCGTATTCGGTATGGTCGAATGAAAATGGCGCCTGACCATCAATGCTGACTGACACGTCGTCAGCGATGTCACCAACTACGTTATACAGCTTGGCGGTTTTACCTACCGGCAGCACAGTCTGAACGCTGATCAGGTCGTTCACGATTTCCATGCCAACTTCCTGATCGCGCAGTTGCAGTACCTGGTTATCAATCTCAGCCCAGAAGTCACGGGAAAAACCACCAACTGCGTTACAAGCTAGCATGTCAGGAGTCATGATTGCGCGGTTTGCCGCAATGATGGAATCGTTCTGCAGGTTCCACATATTGCGGTTTGCCCACAGCTCGTTCCAGTGGCCGCCAAGGCGGGAGTTAGTCGCCAGCGTCTCTTTAGAGAAGTACATATGTGTTTATCCTTTTGTTACGCGCCAGCTGCGGCGACAGTGCCAACGCGCATGCGCACGCGAATGAAATCGGTAGTGCTGGCCGCGATGGTGTATTCATCCTGGCTGTATCCGATCACTGAATCAGTGTCATCGGTTGCCAGGGTAAACTGACCAGCCGTCCCAAGTTTGATAGGGCTGTCTTTCTTATACGCACCAGGCAGGCAGCGTAACGCCAGCTCACGTCCCTCTTCGACATAGTTGCCGACCGCGGAATCACCGGCAGGAATTGCTTCGGTGATAGTCAGTCCCTGGTGGTAGCCGACATCGATAATGTACAGGCGGCCAGTTAGTGCGGTTGCCTGAGCAAATTCATCAGAGGAGTTGATGGTGGCCGCGGTGCCTGGAAGAAGATCGGCAGCCGTGGTGCGGGTTTCGGTCTTGTAAAGAGACAGACCGTCGATATTAACGCGACGATAACGTGCCATTATTCCGGCTCCTTATTTAAAGTATTCAGATGCGGCAGGCGCGCCAGTTTCTTTCGGCTGCTGAGCATTGTTGGTTCCCAACGGAGCGGCTTCACCGATAGTTTTAAACATCGCATCCAGCGCTTCTCCAGACAGCGCATTGGCGACGATATCGCCGTGGACTTTCGCAACTGCTTCACGCTTGGTTTTTTCTTCAGCGCGGGAGTTGGCGGTCAGGGTTTCTGCCAGTTTCTGCTGATTGGCCTGCAGCGCATCAACCTTTTCTACAAGAGGCTTAATAGCCGCATCGGTATTAGTCGCAACAGCCTGGCCGATCATGCTGCCGATTTGTTCCAGTTCTTCTTTGGTTAAAGGCATGTCGCCCTCCGTTTTGTGGTTTGGTGCAGGCTGTTCCTGCGGTGTGAATAGAGCTTTGAGTTTGTTAGTGACGACAGCCACCCACGACTCCTGTCGTGCAACTGCGGTACCGGTATCGTCGAAGGTGATAATCCCGCCTTCTGACTTGTAGCCAAACACCTCAGCATTGCCGCCGTTACGGATGATTACCGCTTGCGAGTCAGTGAAGTCAGCCACCCAGGCGTATTCGCCCTGGCCGGCCGCAAACTTAGCTTTGGCAGCTCTATCGAGGCGCTGCTCGCGCTCCCGGTAAGATTCTCCTATCAGCGCGCCAGAATTGGCCTTTAACGGCTTCGCCATGTCAGCGTTAACCATCAGGCCAACACCTTGCTCAGGGGTGGCCGCTCCGACCTCATGCAGGAGAATCGCGTCATGGTCCATGCTGTGGATTTTTGCCACCCAATCAGCGCCTGTTGCGCGCTGCTGCTCATTTGGTTCAAGCTGGTCGAGGAATGCCGCCACACTGGTGTGAATGGGTGGGACGTCTTCACCGCGCTCGATAGCCGCGACACGCTCAAGCAATTCTTTACCGCCTTCCGACTCGCTAGCGCGTGCCACATCGACCCACTTTTCGAGATAGATACGGTTACCGGACTTCTTAACATTGCGGTTCCACGCACCGATATGGCCGGCATTGATACCCTCCGGTGAGAAGGCAGATACAAACTGTCCGTTAACTTGCGGATGCCCCAGCGGCGCCAGGGTGCCTTCAAGCCCCTGATAATGGGCGTCGATTTCTTCCTGCGTGTACAGACCGCCATTCATGACGACATTGGCCGGCAGCGTGTAACTCGGCAGCACCAGATGCTCACGACCGTTGTATGTTTCGCGCCGGATAGACTGGCTGTTCACCTTGGTGGTGATATTGACCTGCATAGGCATAGTTATTTCTCCGCCCAGGCGTAACCGCGCGCCTGCATCGTTTTGTATTCCTGTTTAAGTTTGGTGATGGTGTCCGGATAAATCGGCTTGCCCTCTTCATCGACTAACACTGACTGCTGAGTACACTTGCAGTTAATGCTGTTGGCATCCTTGCTGTACCAGTCACGGACCTCTTCATTGGTGTAGAGGTGTGCGTGACGCACTGCATGGGTATGCCTGGTTGTCGGCGACAGTGCAGAGATGTGAACCAGTAAAGTTTTCAGGCCGTATAGGTCGTTGGCCTCCTGATCCTCATCCCACTTAGCCCGGCGTAGCGCGGTAGTGACTTCGGTGCGGGCTATACGGTTCGCCCGGCGCTTCTCGATGCCAGTCTGATCTGTGAGGTTGCGGGCAATATCACGGGGATTAAGCCCACGCCCTACGCCATCAGTCAGCACTCGCGCCATATCGCGCTTAACGTCAGCAGTAAGCCCCTTCATTTCCTCAAACACACGGGCATGCACCAACGCCATTCGTTGCTGGTACGGGTTGCTTGCAAGGATGGATGCCAGGGACTCACGTCCGGCGGCGTACACCGGCGACTGCTGGCTGAGGTTGTAGAATGACTGTCCTGTGCCTTTCTCTGACGCCAAATCGACATACTCATAAAACCACAGGTCGTACTCGTTACCATCCAGAAGCACCTGATCAACCAGATAACTGGCATCATTCAGGATGATGGAGAGTAGCGTTGGGTTTAGCTGGTATTCGTATCTGGCGTTTACTGCGAGAGAGGAAGGTATTTTGTCGAGTGCTGCTTTGTACGCTTTGCCAATCTTATTCATCCGCCTGGCGAAGTCTTTCATCGCCCTGCGTTCCAGCGCATCCGCTCCGGTCGGGTCCTGATAGTTACGCGGTAGAATCGGTGGCTTCGTCTTCTTCGCTGCCATCCTCTTCTCCTAACGGCTCTTCATCGTCATTTTCGTAACCGGCGGCCGTTCGAATCTCTTCACGGCTAAATGCAGGATTCTCGCCGCTGCCTTGCATAGTCTGGTTAACCTCGCCCATGACTTTGGCGTTAGCGAGTTTTTCCACACCGCTCTGCTCGTTCAGATCATCCCAGATAACGGTTTTCACGCTGATCGGGTCTATGATGCGCAGGTCGATAAGCTTGTCGCAGAAGTCCTCTATCTCGAATGACAGATCTCCACGGCGTGACTGGCAACGCGAGTTGAAATATTTCTGGTCTTCAGTGCTGGAACGCTCGGCCTGCTGGTTGCCCACTAAGATGCGCGTGGGGATATCCACCCCGGCAGCGGCGGTCTGAAGGTTTACGTTGTATGTTGCCGTCGGGTCCGCTACCGAAGTCACCAGAGGGGTAACTGATGCGCCCTGTGTCGTCATCAGCACATCATTGCCACGGTTAATCTCACCCGCGACTTCATTGAACTTGTCCTGCAACTCAGTGACAGTGACGCCGTAAAGCGAGGCAAGATTATTGAAGTCGATTTCCTTTTCGAAATTGACGTTGAGTTGCCGCGCAGCGTTCTTCAGGAATGACTCACCCGATCCGCCCTCTACTTTCTCCAGACTCACAAAGGCGTTATATGCTGGCTCAAGGAACCCAATTGCATCGTCTGAGTAATCGCCCAGGATGAAAACGCGATCGGGGTGGATATTGACGCGGCGGCTTGAACCATTCGGTAACCGTTCGGCGTACTGCCACATTTTCGGCTGGCCGTATGTCTTCGAGTTCAGGCCGGTATCCCACTCGCTCACCGTGAGCGATCCGGCCCACGCCACGGATATTTTCTGAAGTCCTCGGCCTTTGGTTACAGGAAGGTTCCAGTCCTTTTCATCGCGGACATGAAGGATGATGCCTGCATATCGACCTACAAGACGACGGCGATCTGCCTCTGCGAATGAGCGCCAAAACCGATTGGTGAATACCTGCTTTGACTTGCGCTCCCAGGCGGTTTCGTCTTCGCTCTCATCGGCATCATCACCCTCGATGATTTCCGGGTTTGTCTGCCAGCACTTGCCCACCAGTTTCTCAACAGCACCGTGAGCGATACCACCGCGTCGATACAGCGCGTAGAGGTTTTCGTAGGTGATCTGCTCAGGGAAGCCATACTCGCACCATGCAGAATGGCGCTTATTGTCCAGCCCCATTGTAGGCGCCATCAGTCCCATACGGGCGCGCGCCATCCGCGCATCGTTCAACGCATGGTTGACGGCGAGAGTTAATTTGTCAGTCATGGTTTGTCCGTTGGTGATTACGGGGCAATAAAAAAGGCCGCCTGAGCGACCTGATAATTATGGTGTGGTGGCCGGTGCTGATCTCCGGCTTTGGCTTACCAACGTGGGCCGCATCGAATAATCGAATTGTCTTGCCGTAAGCCCAGAGATTTCTCCCTTTCGCGCGCATCAGCCTGCGCATTCACCACATATTCAGTTTAACGCCCTTGAAGGCGCTTTGGAATCATCATTCCCATTGGCTGGGCACCCCCAAGCTCAGTAAGTGCGTATACCATCGCGTCGAGGCGGTCGGGAGATTTTTTGGCAGTAGTTGGCACGTACTCCATCAGCTGGTTTTCCAGCGTGTAGAGGTTGCCTTGGTGTGCCACACGCCCCTGTTCGTAGAGCGCTGATATCGGCTCCGCGCGGGCATATTTCCCTTTACTGGCATGCACGCGAATGATGCGCCCCTTAAACCCGGCGTTACGCAGCGTTTCTTCCGCCATATCGCCGCCCTGGTTGGTCTCGATAACGATCGCATCAGCGCCGTGTTCCTCATATGCCCACATTGCCTTTTTGGCCCAGCCTGCAGGGGAGAATTTTCCACTGTAATCGCCGTCAACGGTGTACTGCTTCTTATCACCCGCACCGTATGCACTAGCAACCACGATTCCCGACTCGTCGCTTTCGTCGCTGTTGGTTGCCTGCGGGTCAATCGCAACGACAGTGCGTACCTTGTCGTGATGAATTTGCAGATCACGTGCTGCGCTGATCATCACCTCTGTCCACAGCGCGCCCTCAGCGTTAAACCGTCGAGGCTTCTGCATATACTGGGCTTCGGCAGTGCGCCGGTGAGAAAATAGCGATACGCGGTGCGATTCGTTATGTTTGAAAGGCCAGAGCCAGCCATCAGGCAGGCCGTGGTCAATCGGTATAGCGTGTGTGTTTTCTGGGTACTGCGCAGCGTATGGCTGACTATTGTCGATAATCACCGGCAGATTCAGGTGATGCCATTTCTCACCACTCCCACCACGCAACAGATAGCCGCTCAGATCGTGGTAGTGGATTCGTTGCATGATGACAATCATTGGCGTCGTCTCGATCGCCAGTCGTGATTTGATTGTCTCGTTGAAACGGTTGTTGACTCCGTCTCGGACGATCTCAGAGTAAGCGTCATCCGGCTTAACTGGGTCATCGATAATCAGCGCGCCCTGCCACCCAGGCTCCATGTGTCCTGCGCGGAACCCGGTAACCTGCCCTGCCGCTGAAGATGCGTAAACGCCGCCGCCGTGTTCAGTCCACCACATAGCCTTACTGTCGGCATCGTCACGCAACGCCATTGGCCACATGGACTGGTAAGCCTGCGACTTAATCATGCCGCGCGCGGTTGAGGAGTTCAGCAGCGCCAGGTTGTGCGAATAGGACAGGTGCATGAAACGGGCCCGGCAGTTCAGCGCCAGCCCTCGGCCCATCATATTGATGGTCGCCAGTTCCGTTTTCGTGTAGCCAGGCGGAACGTTGATGATCAGGCGTTGAATCTCACCATCAATGACGCGGTCCAGCGTTTGCTGAATCACCTTGTGGTGAGGCGCGACTATCATCTTTCCGCCGGTGCGCTGCTTGAAGAAGTAACGAGCGTAATAGAGCCCGTCCTCTTCGCATTCAACCTTACGGGCAAAAGCCTTTTGCTCAGCAGTCGTCATCCTCCATCATCTCCTGCCGTGCGGATTTGTATTCCTCTTTGCTCATGGTGATCGTCTGGATGGCACCACCATTCGGGCCGGAATGTTCAAACTTGTGCTTATTGGTGTAGGCATCTCCAACCTCTTTTGCCGCCTGCTCCAGTAACTGAGCTGTCATCCCGAGGTTTTTCATACCCTCGGCAGTCGTCGACATTCGCTGCAGGACGCGCAGGCGATAGGCTTTGTTAGCGATCGGGATGTCGGAGATTTCGTTGAGAAATCGGTCGCGGGTGCGGTTGAAGAGGTCGACCCATTTTTTGGCGAGAGTCTTCCCGCTAACCTTTGTCGGGTCGTGAGTTTCGACCTGCTGCCGGGTTATGGTGATACCGAAATCTTTCTGGACAGCCTCGACCACCTGAGAGGGTGTGTCATAGCACGCAAGCATTTGAACAATGGCGGCTTTCACCTCTGGTTTTAGTGCAGCCATGTTTCACCATCCGTCCAGTACAGTCCAGTTATTAAGCCAGTTTCAGCATGCACGTCCCGCATGCTCTGGCAACATCGATATGAGCAACCTCCGCCGGCCTGTTCGCCGCATCCACCATTTCCTGCACGACTTTGCTTGCGCCGTAACGCCGGACAACTCCGACGAATTCCTCGACGTCATGGCCGCGAAGTTTGAGCACCGGCATACCGGTCTCTTTGTTGAACTTCGGCGCGCCATAGTCATCGGTAGCCTGGGCGATGTGGTAAAGCTCATGCTCAACCAGTGCGCAGAACTCCAGATCGTTGCATTGCTCGCAGTAGTCGGCAGCCAGGGTGATGATGAACTTCGGTATGCGACCGAACCATTCATGCATCTGCTGCTCCATGCGGGACTTCTGCCAACCTCCAGCGCGCATCATTACCTGCTCACACTGACCGAGCACAATGCGCCCGCTTTTGGCGAATGAGCCAGAGGCCCACATGAACGCCACATCAGCGTCGAGCAAGTGCGCATGGTCAGGGTTATGGATTCGGCCCTCTTCGGAGAGGATGTTCTGATTTACCCATTCGCCGATTTCGGCAGCAGGGATCAGACGGGTATATGCCAGCCAGTTTTCGCCAGTAAAGTTGACGGGAGGGTATGGTCTGCGATTGTCATTCTCAGTCATGCAGAACAATCCTCTGGGTACCAAACATACTTTCTCGGTAATTTCGACACCGAGGTATCAAAAAACTTATATAAAGCTCTGTCAATGGCGCTTTTTAGACACCATTTGCAGAACTTTATAATTACGCCTTCTTCTCAATCACAGGGCCAATCCGGATACACTTCTTAGTGAGCCACCCCCAGCGCAAAAGCACTGAAAGGATGAGCAGCGGCTTCATATATGGGCGAAGCGTAATTTCCGCCATTAGGATTCCAGTGGTGCGCATATGGCTTACCTCGTTGTGACATTATCGAGCCACCTCTGGAAGTGGCTCTGTAATGCCTTACTTCAGGCACTGCGTGGTGATGTATTCCTGCAGTGCTCTCAGGGCTGTTTGGTCGCTGATGATTCCGGACCGGATACCGAGAACGTTTCGTCCAGCAACTGCAGAGAGTTCGACGGTGGCATCATCGCCCATGCTGGCGGCGCCGGCGGTTTGGGTTGCGGCTGACACTGGACACTTGCCTTTGACGAGCACCCGACCACCATTATCAAGCTTGCGCTGCAGAGCATCATTTTTAGCTTTTTCATCGGCTAATTCCTTCGTGTATTTGGCATCGATCTCTGCGACGTCTCTCTGGCGGGTCTGCATGTCAGCGATGGTGTCTTTCGCCAGGCTGAGTTGCTCAGTCACTTTATCGCGCTGCCTTTTGTACTCGGTGGCATTGTCGTGGTAGTGACTGGCCAGCCAGCCGAGGCTGACTATCAGGCAGATCACAACAGCGCTGATAATGGCGGTTAACCGGCTCATTTTTGACTCCAGAGACAAACTTCGCGCTCAATCTCGCGGCGAGTTACCAGGCCTTTCCACTGCTTGCCCTTGGCGTAAGTCCAGCGGCGCAGCTGATCACATGCACCTTTCTGGTCGCCCTGGTTGATTTTGCGCAGCAGCGTGGAGGTCTGGAAATTGCCAGCGCCGACGTTATAGGCGAACGAGTACAGAGCCCCGCGCATTGTCTCTGGGATCGGCTTCTGGATGTATGGGTTAATCTGGCGAGCAACGGTGTTCAGGTCTTTGCTGAGCAGCGCACGGCATTCAGCCTCGGTGTACTTCTTGCCGAGCATGATGTCTTTGCCTGTGTGGCCATAGCAGACAGTCCAGACACCTACCACATCCTGATAGGGGTTGTATCGCACACCTTCAAGACCATCGTTACCGGTTGGGCCAGTGATGAGCGCAGAAGCAATGGCTATGGCGCCACCGCCGCCGGCGATCACGCCAATCAGTTTATTCCTCATTGATGGCGTCATGCTCACCCCTGTGTATCACTTGCGATCCGCTTCAAAGCCTCGGTTACCACTTCGGCTGAAGCCGGGCGGTCACCTCCAGGCTTTGCGGAGACATCAGCCAGATAACTGGCCAACAGCTGCGTGCGTTTTTTCTCTTCATCCAGTCGCTCTCTCTCTTCCTTGCGCTTTGCGTAATACGTCTTGATTGTGAAGAAGGCAGAGATCAGGGCGCCAATGATGAAGACATAATCCTGCAGACTCAGGACGGAAAAGATACCAAGCAAGGCTGACCACCAGTAAGGCAGATTGTGACCATCGGTTGGGTTCATACGTTGCATCTCTCACCTCCGATAATGTTCGGGGTGCTATCTGTAGTCAGTAAAAGGTTCAGGGCCGTCGGGCTGATTTACCAACAAAGCGTCGAGGGTGATTCCCGCGACCCTGAAAATAAAAAAGCCTGCGGTTAGGCAGGCAATAAGCATGAGGGTAATAGCAATGTCGGTGATGACCGAAAATACCCTGGCTGGGTCTGGCGGCCTGTGACGCTGTTGCAGCAACGCCCCTGATAAGTTGGGGTATGAACCCGTTATCAGGTCAGGCCATTATCTGGTGCACCATTCAGGACTCGAACCTGAAACCGATAGCTTAGAAGGCTATTGCTCTCTCCGGTTGAGCTAATGGCGCTAATTTGGCGGGACAGGAAGGATTCGAACCTTCGACCATTCGGTTAACAGCCGAACGCACAACCGCTGTGCTTCTGACCCTGAAATGAAAAAGGCCGCGAAATAGCGCAGCCCTTAATGCTTTATGGTTTTGCCTGAATTAGGCGAAAAAAAGCCCGCTCAGAGGGGCGGGCAGAAGGTAGGAAATACTGATTCTTCAACGGTTCGAGGCGCACCTAATAGTCCGAGCTTCCGATTTACCAGGAGAGCGCTCGTTTTCCGTTACTACCTTTTAAACATAGCTGGAGAAGCCGAAACGGCAACCTCACTATCAAATAGCTTATGTAGCATTGCATTATGGTGCCGGGTGCCTCCCGGTGAGCATGTCCCAGTCGACATGGCCCGCGCTGCATTTACAGATCACTGTAAGTGACTGGTCGCCCCTCCGCATAGGGGGATTCACCACACGAATAGATTAACAACATGTTAATTTTCTGGTCAATAAGATATAAGCAAATGATGACATGCAGTTTTCTTATTGCTGAGTAACTTCAATCTGGTTCAGGGCTCTGCGCGGAAGGGCTTTGACGTGTCGTGCAGCACGTCTCTACCCAAGAGCCCTGACCGGATCGCAGGCATAAAAAAGCCCCGGCGGATTGCCGAGGCTAATTTCACAAACTGGTATATGACTATCATCTTCATGCCGCCACTTAAAGTTAAGGCAGCATATCAAAGTAGACTCAACTATGACGTATTTAATTGACTTTTGCAAGACCCTGCTGCGAAAAAGTCGCTTTTTGTTGTGATCGTGTTCTCACAGCACAGAGAAGAGAGTCGCTATCAAGCCGCTTAAAAATGGCGCACATAGCCCGCCAGTAATCAGCGTAGTTATGGCACCAGTTATCAGGCTTAACGCCACACAGGGCTGCAAGGTCCTGGTGCTGATATACATACTTACCCGCCAGCTCTGCTTTCACGTCCTGTGCCGCCAGCCATATCAGTTTCTTCAGCCGCTCCATCGTCTTGCCGGCCACTTTCTTAGCGCCGAGTTGATCACGGAATTCTTCCCATGCCCACTGTGTTATCGCTACCTGATACTCAAAGCGGATATTGTCGCTGTAGTTCCACAGCAACCAGGATTTCTGGTGGTCTTCCAGCGACAGGAGGGCGCGGCGCCAGCTGGCTGTCGAGTATTCAACGGGCAGAACGAGAGCGATTGAGGAACCCTTAGCGCGGGACTGGCTGCCGCTCATCGGCGGTCCATCCGGGTTAACCATTTTTTGCTTCACCTCGCTATACACCTTCTTCCGGCCACGGCTGCGCGCCGTAGCGGTAAATTGCGCGTTCTCTGCAAAAGCTACCAGTTGCCCTTTCGTCGCACCACTCAGATCGGCGGTGGCCACTATCAGCTGCTGGCGAACAAATTCCAAGTATTGAGCTGTCATGCTGCTTCTCCCAGGCGCTTATAGATACGGACGAAATTGCGTAATATTTTGTAGTCGACCAGCACGGTGCCGCGGCTACGCAGGAGGCGAAGCTTTTGCCAGCGGTCGCGGATGCGTTCGATAACGTCACGGCTCATGCGGACTCCATTTCGGTAATGGTTAGCTCAAGCCGCCCACCTTTGACGACAGGCATTCTCTTCACGCTGTAGTAGTCAACCTGCTGGTCATCGAGCCAGAAACCCGATTTCGTCAGGGCGTCGAATGCTGCCTTTTGCAGATTGTCCAGGTCACGGCGCCGGCGATCCGGCATGTGACACTCAATACGGATTTTCAATGGCGTGGCCAGGCCGATATCAAGCATCGAGTCTTTGATGATTCTGGCGACGCTGTCGCGGTATGCCTGCCCTTCCGCGCTGATGTGTGTGCGTCCCCGGTTGTGCCGGTAGTAGCGGTTGTTGCTTGGCGGCCAGGGTAATGAAATGCGATATTGGTTCATGCTTTTATCAACCCCTCTTTCATCCAGATAACCTGCGTTCTGGCCATTCCCTCCAGCGCGCACTCCTTCGCATACTCCGCATCTACCAGGCGCGTGCGGCGGTCTATTTCATCGTGACAGGATGAACAGGCGATAGCGGCGAGCAGATCAGGCGGCTTAATCCCCGTCCCGCACAATCCAGCAATGCGGATATGGGCCAATACCGTGGTTTCAGGGTTGCCGTTGCAGACGCCCGGGATGCGAACCTGGCATTCACGACCGCGAGCTGCTTTACGAAGATTGGCCATGCTCACCCCCATATACGTTGACGAAGTGATCGCGGAGTATGCTCCGGGCGAACACAAACCGGCAGCCGGGCGCTGACCGTCCAACTCAGATAATCCGCGTTAAGGCTTTTCTCTGTGACAATGCCTCGCGCCTGATATCTGGACACTAACTGTTCGGCCTGCTCGGTTGTGCAGTCGGGATGCTGGAACCATGAGTATTTCATCGCCATCACCCCGCAAAGCTCAGCAGCTGACTGGCGGCGTTTTCAGCCTCAGCCGGCGAGTGGAACTTGCGACGCAGAATGTAGTTCCAGAGCACATTCAGCACTGATTTGTAGACGCCGTTAAACTGGCTGTCGTCCATGCTGGCGAAGGAGATCGACTTTGCGACACGACGACGGCTGCCGTCAGGCATCTGGTATTCGTCATAAAAGCCAGCCTGAATGGTTGCCCACTCGCGGAAGGATTCGAAGTGTTTCAGCAGCGCCATATCGCGGGAACGGGATATACCGACCGAGGAGAGATACATCTCCGCGGCGTTCTGGAGTGCAGCGCGCTGATCGAGGTCGGATGAGAGAAAGTCGATAAAACCGGATATGAGGGTACGCTCCGCGGGCTCAATGAGACCACCGGAAGGCGTCCAGTAGTGATACCCGAGAGTCAGAAGTTTGAAGAACTTTTTGTGGAATGCGTAATTCCGGGGCTTGCGGAACTCACCGCAAAGCAGCTGCCCTACGGGGATAAGTTGCAGGTATTCGCTGGTTCCCGGCTCTGCGGGAATCAGTACGTTTTGATAACTCTTCTCAAATTGCAGTGTTTGCGCCATGTGTCCCCACTTGGCGCCGGGGTAAAGTTGTCAGTTGTCCAGACTGACTAAGTAATTATCGCCCGTCGCGGGGATAAAAGCAAAATGAGCATATACGAGAAAATCGCTATTTCTTGGCGTTCTGCTCAGCCATTTCCAGATAGCGCGGATCGGATGCGCGGGGAAGCTGGATGCTCTGCTCGCGGTAGTAGCGGACGCGCTCCATGAAGTAGTCCCGCAGGTGTTCAGGCTGTTGTCTGGCCACCACTTCGGCAACAACCGGCATATTCAAGCGCTCTTTGTACGCGACGCCGGACGCTGCCAGGTCGACGTGGACCTTGTCCTGCTCGTCTTTTGACTTTGATGCGATGTTGAAATCAGACATAGAAATCCCCTCTGCTGTAGAGGGGATTTTATATCACGGATTGGCTTACTGCGCGGCTTTGCGTACCTGTCAGGTATTATTTACCTTCGATACCTGCCTGTTTAAATGCCTCGATCAAGCGAGTGGCGTCTTCTCTCCCCCCAGGAAGTACATTTGACTTTTTAAGAATATACGGGGGGAATTTAGTTGTAAGATACTGATGTTTAAACCATCGACGAAATTCAGATAGGGCCCCGTCAGGATAAGCATTGATTATTTGTGGATTAGACCGAGCTTGAAGGAAATCTTCGGGGTAATAATGCTCACAATCCACCCGTTCACCAAATTCGCGGCTCAACTCTTGGCTGTTCCAATGGCGAGCCCAGCAACTTCCGACACTTCCATCAGGGACAGTGTGCTGGTTTATAGCCAAACCAGCGTTGATAAGATCAACCATCATACCTGCAATTTCGTTGAAGATGATAAAGTAGCCGTCAGGGATTGAGCCCTTATCTTTGAGCAGAGAAACCCTGTCGTGATAATGCCGCCATGGGTCTTCAGGCTGATATTTTAGAGCTTCATAGATGAAAGCTTTAAGGCCTTTTTTTGCCAGTTCACGGTATGATCTGATAGCAGTTTCACTTTCAGCCTGCTTAGCCTCGAATGCATAATATTCCAAAATTGCCATGCAGACGATATCTGGATAAGCATGATACTCAACACCATTGCGAATGACCGGGATATACAATTTTTCATCAGTAAACCCTTCATTCAGAAGGTATGTACCAATAAATGTCATCCTTCCTTTCCGGAAGATTCCATGTTCGACTGACTGCGCCCATTCGTCAGTAATTTCCTTAATCCTTAATCGCTGAACACCACAGACGTTTGCAAGCCCACTTTGTGTGAGGTATGGAATCCCGTTATCAAGAACCCCCATCTCAATACCATTTATTACCGCTTCTTGTTTAACCTCTAAATCGAGAGGAATTGTCCTCAAATAGGTCGATCTCTGCTGTGGCATGATTATGCTTATTCCTTTGATTTATATAAAAATTCAGGGTGTTCCCTACTTTAGAAAACACCCTATAATAGCGTGGCTAAAAATAAAAATACTCAAGTGAGATCATGTTTTAACTTAGATGCTGGCTGCGCTTTGATATGCAGGCGAGGCTTGGCTCCTGCGGGGCGCATGGAGGCGGCATCCAGTGGGTTATCTCGTTTTCGATAGCATCGCCGCAATGATAAAAAGTCTGTGTTTTATGGCTGTAGTGACCGCTTGTTACTTCTCCAATTTCAGCATCCCATAGGATTACCGATATGCGGTCTTCAGGCATCCGCTCGCTTACCGGAATCCATTTACCCGGCACGGTAGCGACGCTCTGCACCGAGTTGAGAGCGGAGGTATCATGCGGCGCGGCTGCGAGCATGGCGGCGCGGCAACGTTTCCATCACTACCGGCGCTGGCTGCGGGTGGCGATAGAGAAGCACATCTCCCATCTCTTCGCGCTCAGGAGGCCACACATCGGCATCAGCACCACTTAGGAGATAATCAAGGTTAGCCAGGTCAATTACCGCTACCGGCTCGCTGTCCATTGCGGCCAGAGCCATGCGGGCCAATGCCGAAGCCTCACCACACTGCACGTGATCGGTTTCAATAATTTCGAGTAACTGCTCTCTGGTTATGGTTGATTTGGTCATTGGTCACCCTTAGGCGTGCATACGCCACGTAGAGAAACGTCGGCATTGTTTACCTTTTTTACTTCGGCAAACGCTGCTCGACAGGCGGATTCTGTTTGAAACTCTTGGGTGGTGATGGTCGGGTTTCCATAAGCGCCGAACATCCAGATAATGAGGATCCACATCACTCAGCCTTGATGCCAGCGCAACATGATGCGGGCGGCGTAATGCCATTAACCTGATCACCCTCCGTTACCAGGCGGATGAGCATTGCCAGCAATTGGACAATCTCACCCTCTACCTGCCCCCATTCCATCCTGTTTTCAGCATAATGAACGCCAGCCTGCACGACCTCGCCCGCCTCCTCAGCGACTTTAAGGAGAACGTAATTGGGCTGTGGAAACTTCCGTATCGCCTTATCTGCTGATACCCGCGCCATTGCGACAAGGGAGGCGAAATAGTCGTTTTGCGCTTCAAGTTCTGCGTTGCGCTGCTGCGCCTTCTCCAGCGCCTCTACCAGCGCGAGGATGTTTTCCGGCGTTACAGTTATTTCCCAGATTTCAGAAGTTTCGGCGCCATCTCGGTAAATCATCTCTCTATCTGCTGCCGCTTTCAGGCTCTGCGCCAGTTCGGTGATATCAGTCATGCGGCACGCTCCTTGCGCTTATTCACCTTGCGGCGGCAAGCGGCACAGTCATCAGGGCTTTCAAACGTATCCGGCTCACGGTCAGTGCCGAAATACATCCAGCGGCCGCAAATGCTGGTGGCCTCATCCTCTAAAAAGAAGTGATGTTTGTTGGCGTTGATGGGGCGGGCCCATCCTGATTTCTTGCTCATTTGCCGGCCCCCTCGCGAAGCTGCTTGGCGAAGTCGTCAGCAGCAAGTGCAACCCCTTTTGCTAAAGCGTCAAAAAACTCGTCATCACCAGGAATTCGAAGTTTTGCCGCGAACTCTTCCAACCCATCAGCCTTAATCCCGGCTACGATGCGATCGGTTGCTGGGGTTTCGTCTGCAAACGTGTCGCAAATCATATGCAGGTATCCTTCATTCGTTGGTCTGATACGGTTCATCACCCCAGCGATGAAATACTCCCGGCATTCGCTGATTATTTTTTTTGCCTCCACATTCTCCGCAGCCAGCTGCTGGTACGCTTTCGCCAGCTTCAGGAACTTCTGCTCTCTGATCGACAGCTCGCCTGCGCTCTCCAGGGTGGCGATGAGCTCGTTTACTGCCTGTAGTGTGATAGTCATGCTGATGTTCTCCCGTAAACAGCCAGTACCCGTTTCATCGCCGGGCTTTGCCGACACTCGTTGAAAATCTGATTGGTGCTCTTCCTGCCTGAAATTTCTTCTTCAGTAGCCAGCCGGTAGTAAACCGTCCGCCACACCCGAGCTTCCGCTACCAGTACCCCCTGCTTTGCCAGGATATTGGCAGCCTGGTTGATGCAGGTATGCGTCATTCCGGAAGCCGCGGCGACATCTGGAGAGCTGCATGTTTTATGCGTTTTCAGGTAGTTCAGAATTGCGTCTTTGCCTGTCATCAAAATCCACCCCGCTTGGTCGGTTTTTCCTCTTTCTCGCGCCGGCGCTGACTGGCAGCTTCCTGATCGCAGTCGTAAATCGCCCCGTGACGCTGCTCGCAATAGACAACACCTGTCTCACCATGCCGGTTAAGGCGCAGGAGGAGCTCCGTGTCACTCTGGTTTGCGTTCTCGTCGTAGGCGCCCTCCCGGTATATGGCCAGCCAGTAATCGCAGTCCTGTTCAATCTGCCCGGTGTCGCGGGAGTCACTCGGCAGGGGGCGCTTATTGGTTCGCTTCTCAAGCTCACGGTTAAGCTGAGTCAGGAGAACCACGACGCAATCCAGCTCCTTCGCCAGGTTCTTGAGGCCTTTGGTGATCAGCCCGTAAGCAAGGTCATTTCGCTCTGCCTTATCGGCAGTCATCAGCGTCAGGTAGTCAACGAGGATCATTCCGACCTTGCCGCGTTCGCGCTTGATGCGACGTGACTCAGCCATGACATGCGCCAGTGAAATACCCGGGGTGTCATCAATCAGGAGGTTATTGGTGTCAATCAGCGCCCCCATCACGCCGGTGGCTTTTTTCAGATCGCTGTTCCAGTCGCCGTGATACCCGTAGTCGTCCTTCGTCATGTCCGGGTAAAACAGGTTTGGCGAGATCCTCCCCTTCTGCGCAGTGATTTTCTCCACCATTTGCCCCTCCGGCATTTCCAGAGAAAACATAAGGGCTGGCTCGTTCTCGACCGTCGCGCAGTTAACACCCATCTGGGTGTATAGCGTGGTTTTACCCATCTTCGGACGTGCGCCGATAACAAACAGGCTGCCGCGCACAATGCGCTTCACACCGAGAAGCTCATCCAGAGAGCGGATCCCGGTCGACAATCCGCGGGAACGACCATCCGGCTTGAGCCTTTCGTCGAATTCTGCTGACCAGTCAGTAACAGCGTCATAGAACGTGCGAAGCCCAGTCCGTCGCCCTGTTTTTACGTGCTCGGTTATCTCAGTGAATAATCCCTGAATTGCGTCAAACTTCTGTTCTGCCGTCATGCCGTTGCGGGCATAAAGCAACTCGATCGCCTTCGTTGTTTTCTCGATGCCGTAGCGCTCCATAGCGGTCTCACGAACACGCATCGCATATGCCACGATGTTCGCCGCGCTTGGCGTGTTCTTCGACATTTCAGCCAGGTATGCAAAGCCACCAACGGTTTCCGTCAGCCCCTTGCTATCGAGAGCATCAAACAGGGTCAGCAGATCGACAGGCTTATGGTCGCGGTACATCTGGCGCATTTCAGCAAAAATGACCTGGTGCTGACGCGCGTAGAACGATTCTGGCTTGAGAATCGAAAGTACCTTCTGAGTACGCTCGCTGTTGTCGTCGTCCAGCAGGAGTCCGCCAAGTACGCTCTGCTCTGCTTCAATACTGTGCGGAGGTGTCATGAAATCAGAGGTCATCACAGGCCCCCTCGCGCGTTTTGGCGTAGACATCGACGTTCAGGAAGTATTCCAGAGACTTGCGGCGCCAGGTTTTCCCGGTGCGCTGATCAGGGCGATTCTCAAGCATCCAGCGGCAGTTACTGGCGATGTAGCTCAGGTAAGACTCCCAGTCAGCCAGGGTAAAGCTGTGGCCATCCAGCTGGCGGGTGATTTTATTGGCCTTCTGCCAGAACGAGCGGATCAGGTTACGGCGCTTGTCAGTGAGGATCCTGATGCCTTGTGCTTCTGGCAGAACACGGTGGTAAACCTCAACAACCTGCTCACAGCTGAGAGACTGTTTTTTAGGTTCGGATTTTGGTGACGCTGATGCACTCTCTTCTACGTCAGTAGAAGAGATATTATTTAATATATTGTTTGTGGCACTTTGTTGGCATTCTGTTGGCACAACCTCGCCGGTACGCAGCGTGGTTACTGGGTTTGCGTTGGCACTTTGTTGGCATTCTGTTGGCACAAAAAATTGCTGATAATCGTCATATTTGGTGACGGTTAAGAGTGTAAATTTCTTGTTTGCCAGGGTGGTGATCATGCCCATTTTCGCGAACTTGTTCAGCAGGTACTTAACCCTGTCAGGTGCTATTCCCGTGTCTTTCGACAGGGTATGTCGCCCAGTGATCACCTGACCGCGGGAAACCGGATACTCACCAAACTCTGTGGTTACCATCCCGTCAGCTGAATTCACCTCCATGATTAGATGGATCCACAGATGGACGGCTTCACTGTCGGTCTTGTAGAACGGCAGCTCTCTTACTTTACGGTGCAGGAATACCAACCCCTGCCCTGATGGCTGAGGTTTCTCCATGGGCTTCTGAGACCCTCTAAAATCGGATATGCGGAGAACGTTACTCACGGCCTTCCTCCTTCCGTTTCAGCTCTTCCAGGATGGCGCGCATTTTCATGCCAACCACCGGGTTAACAGAGCGAATGAAGCGATCGCGGGTAACATTTTTGTGTGTTTGTGCCTGGTAAAATCGGTTGCTCTTAGGCATAATTACTCCTGTGAATTGATCCAGTTAATTCGCGTAGAAAGCCGTTAGTGTTCCAGCACTGCGGCTTTCGCCTTTTAGGCGCTTCATCAGTCCCACCCAAGCGGACCCGGGCGGCACCGCTCCGCACGCAAACCGATATCTGCCAGCGTTTCTACTGACTGCAGGTAGTGGCGGGAAACTACCACCGCCTCCGGCGGAACAACCTGCAAACCCAGCGCTGATATTTCCTTCGCCATTTCTGCGTAATACCCCTCGCTCTTGCGGCGACTGATTGTCGACTCGCTAACCCCTCGCATTTCCGCAAAAACCTTTTGGCCAATGGACAAAAGCCGGTTTAACAAAATGCCTTCAATCTCAATTGGGTTGAGGATTGGCGGCTCTAACTTTCGGGCTATTGCATTCTCCATCTGTGATACTTCCTCTGGTGTTGATTGGGAGGCCGCTGGTTAGGCGGCCGGAACGCCCTTCGGAGAAGGGAATAGTTTTGGAAGGTCTGGTCTAATTTGATGCGCCTGAACCTCCCCATTAGTTGCATTTACGATGCTGTTTACATGTTCAGGCGAAACCTTTGCCTTGTTGTGGAGCCACTTGTAAACCGCCTGCTGAGAAACATCGCAGGCTTCACCAAGCTTTTTCTGAGAGCCGACAATATTAATTGCGGTTTTAATGGTTGGGTTCATGACAACCTCCGTAGTAAATACAAACAAAGAATAAAACCTTAGTTGTATTTAGTCAACAACCATTTTCGTTTGCCGCTATAAAACCATGGTTGTAAATTGAGAAGATGAAAACGACACTTGCAGAACGATTAAGAGAAGCCAGAAAGGCTGCCAGCATGACCCAGAAGACTCTGGGAGATGCTGTTGGAGTTAGTCAGGCTGCGATCCAGAAGATTGAAACTGGAAGGGCTGCTCAGACCACAAAATTGCTCGATATAGCCAAGGCTTTAAGGGTGAGACCTGAGTGGCTTTCTTCGGGAACTGGCGCCATGAGGGCTGATGGTGAAGATGACAAGAAGCCTTCACACATAAATCATGATGTGTTCAGGGTCGACATTTTGGATCTGGCCGTCAGTGCCGGCCCGGGCATTGTGAATCAGGAGTTCGTGGAGATTCTCCACTCCGTTGAATATGCGCCAGCGGAAGCGCGCCACATGTTCGATGGGCGTAAGGCTGAGAACATCCGGATCATCAACGTCCGGGGTGACAGCATGTCCGGCACGATTGAGCCGGGTGATCTGCTGTTCGTCGACATCAGCGTTAAGAGCTTCGACGGCGACGGGATATACGCCTTCCTGTACGACGACACTGCTCACGTCAAGCGCCTGCAGAAGATGAAGGACAAGCTGCTGGTTATCTCAGATAACAAGAGCTATGCAGCCTGGGACCCGATCGAAAAAGACGAAATGAATCGGGTGTTCGTGTTCGGCAAGGTGATCGGCAGCATGCCGCAAACATACAGAAAGCATGGTTAGCCAACCAGTGGCCTGATGAGGTGTTTGGGTGATGAGAGAATATCTGATAGTAGGCGTGGTTACTTTGCTCTCGGTTGTTGCTATCGTGCTTATGGTGGCCTGATGAGCTGTATGCGAAGTACATGGGGCGGCGGATTAAGGGTGATGGCGAGTGACAGTTAAGGGCGGTCTTATGAGAATTGGTATAGCATTTCCGGCGAGCGTGTTCATCATTGCAGTCGCTTTTCTGGCGTGGTTCATTCTGGGTGGCTATGCGACTCCAGGTACATAAGGCAGATCCAACATGAGTGCAGATTTTAAAGAAACTTGCAGAATGGCTAGACAGCCAGTCCTCTGATGCTCCGCCTAAATAAGATTTAAACAATGCAGAGGAAGCATGTCTGACTTAGTTATCCCCATACTTATTACTTTGCTGATTATCGGGTTGGTTGGGATAGTCCTCAGGCTGGACAAAATTTTCTTCAAGCGAAGGAGTGGGCGGGATGACTTTGAGTAAGCCAGACCGGTAGTTCGATGTTTTTTGGTAATGCCGCAGACGTACAGGAAGCATGGATAGGCTGTTTAGGTTGGCGAAATTCATAATAATTATATGAGGGATGGTTATGGATGGTGGCACTTTACAGGATATAAAGATATCTCTTAGATATGACGGAAAGGATGCTTTAAATCATGAGATAGATCTGAATTGCCTTGGAGAGTCTCTTAAGGGGTTCTCTAAAGTCCTATCTACAGCGGCGTCATTCTCTGCCACACAAAAGTATAGCAAATATATTAATTATCAAGAAGTTAAGGTGTATGCTCGTGAGGCAAAAGCTAACTGTTTTACCCTTGATGCTGCCCTAAACTTCGTCACTCAGAATCAGTTGTTCTCTGGGATCGCCGCAACTATACTGGGTGCAATTCTACAATATATTTTTGCGAGAAATTCCAACAAGAAAGATGAAATGAAAGCTTTACAGCAGTCTCTTGAAAAAGCCATAGAGGCGCTAGGGAACAAGGACGCAGGAACCATCGACAAGTTGATCGCTGTGATTGACCGAATGGCTGTAGAGTTACGCCCATCTGTAAGGCAGGCTGTATCACCAATAGGCAATACTTGTGACGAGATCTCCATTGCAACCAACGTTGATGGCTGCCTCCTCAAAGTAAATGAGCATGATAAGGCTGAAATTGACAAGCTTGATGACGATGAGGTAATCGGGCTTCGTGAGTACCGCGCATTTCTAACAGAATTTGACGCACACAACATGACAGCAAAAATAATTTTAGAAGGCGATGACTCCAACAGGAGAATAGCTTCTGAAATAAGCGATCCTTCGGCAAGCAAGAAAAATAACCCATACATCAACGCCCTTGGTTCATACATATCCACTAAAGGCGATCCATCTTCGGTATTCACTATCACCGCAAAGGCTACTGTCAAAAAAGGCCAGATAAACAGGCTATTTATTGTGGATGCAAAATAATTACCCGGCCACCGCGCCGGGTTTTTATTGCCCTACTCTTTCGGCAGCATCAGCACATCAAGCGCCAACTCCACAGCCAGATCCACCTGGTCTTCCTGCCACAACACCTGAATCATCTCTATCAGCGCCTCTCTTGACGGCTCTTGCTTTTCAACCAGTAACTGCATAACCGCTACCCCGATAACCTGCGCTATTTGCGGGTGCATCTCTGCGAAAAACTCATCCTCATTCGACATGGCGCTACCCTCTTTGGCGTTTTTTTGAGCTTACCAGCACGCTTTACAAAAATAAATAACCAATAAAAACAACCAAATAAAACCATTCCAGCCATTTAAACAACTATTGTTGTTGACCACAAAACAACTATGGTTTTAAATTGACTCATCCAAACAACACCGGCAACGCCGGGGTGAAGTCAAAACGTCCCGTTAGCCGCGATAAGGCAAAGGTGAAGAGATGATCCGCGAAGAAGATAAAACTGAGTGGTTTAAGTTTCTGGCACACGCATTCGCCATCGTCGTATGCGTACTGATAGCAAGCGCGTTCTGCCTGATGCCTGGTGGTTCAGCATGAGCAGAAACGGCATTCGTTCACTGATTTACTGCCTGCTGATCTGCGGCGTTATCTGGACAGTGTTGATTATCAAAATTCTGCACGTTACGGGGGTGTTCAATGGTTAGTCATCATTACGGGACACAGACCGTTAACCGCGGCGCCGTTCTGCCAGGGATGCTCGTTAAGCATCGGGAAAGCACATGGACAGCATCAGCAAATAAACGCGGCCGCCTGTACCTGCATCGCGGGATTGAGCGGACTTACACAACCGACTTGCTGGTTGAAGTTTATCTGAACGGGTTGGGACAAGGTCTCAGCCGGTAATCGAAACGAAGAATTTAACTGAGCTATCAGGCAGCCATTACGGTGCCGGGATTCTTACAACCAAATTTCAGGAGCGAGCTATGAACGCATACCGCGCATATGACGCTATCGAAGAACGGAAATGGGCTGAACAGTCGCTCACCGAAGAGAAGCAAAAGTGGATTGACGATCGGGCGCAGGAAATTATCGACGCCCTTCCGAAAGAGCCGTCAGGCCTGTTCCGTTTCTCTGTGCCGATGGACAAAAGCCCATACGAAGGCCTCCGCAGCGATGCAGCTGGCGAGGCATATAACGATCTCATCTCGGCAGTAGCTTACGCCCAGGCGGAATACGACTGGGATCACCGCACCGGCTGCCCGTTTTAACTTTGGGGAATAGCAATGGCTAACGAACTTGTGATTACAGCCAGCTCTCTTGCTGAGCGAGGCATTGACGGCGCTACCTGGAGCGCCCTCAAAAACAGTATTTACCCTGGCGCCAAGGATGAGTCAGTGATGATGGCACTGGACTACTGCCGGGCCAGAAATCTCGATCCGCTTCTGAAGCCCGTTCATCTGGTGCCAATGAGCGTTAAGGACTCGAAGTCGGGTAAAAGCGAGTGGCGCGATGTGGTTATGCCTGGCATCGGGCTTTATCGGATTCAGGCCGATCGCTCCGGTGATTACGCTGGCGCAAAAGAACCAGAGTTCGGCCCGGACGTCACTCTGACGCTTACCGGTATTGAAGTGACCGTACCTCAATGGTGCAAGTACACGGTCAGCAAGCGCATGCCGAGCGGGGAGATCGTCGAATTCAGCGCGAAAGAATACTGGGTTGAAAACTACGCCACCGCCGGCCGCGACACTACCGCGCCAAATGCTATGTGGAAAAAGCGCCCTTATGGCCAGCTGGCGAAGTGTGCCGAGGCTCAGGCTCTGCGTAAGGCATGGCCTGAAATTGGCCAGCAGCCCACTGCCGAAGAGATGGAAGGTAAAACGCTGGAAGTGGATGCGCGTGACGTGACGCCGCGCAGCACGACAGAGGCGCTTCCCCTGGTGGCCAGTGAGGAAACGTTGCAGGCAATTACTGACCTCCTGACGTCCCTGAATAAGGACTGGGAACAGGACTTCCTGCCTCTGTGCAGCAACATCTTCAAGCGAGACATTTTCCAGGCATCACAGCTCACCGAAGAAGAAGCACAGAAAGGCTTTAGCTTCCTCCAGAAAAAAGCGCAGGTGGCAGCATGACACCAGAAATTATCCTTGCACGCACTGGCATTGATGTTACCGGCGTTGAACAGGGTGATGAATCCTGGCACCGCTTACGCCTGGGCGTGATCACCGCCTCGGAAGTCCATAACGTCATTTCGAAGCCGAGATCAGGAACCAAGTGGACTGACATGAAAATGTCTTATTTCCACACGCTGCTCGCGGAGGTATGCACCGGCGCGGCGCCGGAAGTTAACGCCAAGGCGCTGGCCTGGGGAAAACAGTATGAGGCCGACGCTCGAACCCTGTTTGAGTTCACCACCGACGTGAAGGTAACGGAGTCACCGATCCTTTTCCGTGACGAAGGTATGCGCACCGCCTGCTCACCAGACGGCCTGTGCAGTGATGGCCGCGGCCTTGAGCTGAAGTGCCCTTTCACTTCTCGCGACTTCATGAAATTCCGGCTTGGCGGCTTCGAGGCTATCAAGTCCGCCTATATGGCCCAGGTGCAATTCAGCATGTGGGTAACCGGTAAAGATGCATGGTATTTCGCGAATTATGACCCTCGCATGAAGCGAGAAGGCATTCACCACGTGGTTGTTGAGCGCGACGACAAATACATGTCCGACTTCAACGAAATGGTGCCGGAGTTCATCAGCAAGATGGACGAATCTCTGGCGGAGATCGGCTTTACCTTCGGGGAGCAGTGGAAATGAAACATTACCGCGACGCCATAACCGTAGGAAAAGTGAAGTGCATGTACTCCGTCCTTCATCGTGGCTGGCTAATGCCATCTGGTGAAGTGGTAAGAAACCCTTTAAAGGCTCAGAGGCTGGCTGAAGAGCTGGACACGAAAAGAGGTGCGCGATGAAACGCTACTCACTTATCTATGCCGACCCGGCCTGGTCTTACGGGAACACGATCAGCAACGGTGCAGCCGTCGATCACTACCCCACCATGAGCTTGCTCGATATGAAGCGGCTCCCAGTATGGGAGCTTGCCGCGGATAACGCCGTGCTGGCGATGTGGTACACCGGCACCCACAACCAGGAGGCGATCGAGCTGGCCGAGGCCTGGGGATTTACGGTGCGCACGATGAAGGGCTTCACCTGGGTGAAGTTCAATCAGCTGGCCGAACTGCGCATTACCAAGGCTCTGGCAGAGGGCGATGTGACCGATTTTTACGACTTCCTCGCCCTGCTGAATGCCGAGACGCGCATGAATGGCGGCAACCACACCCGCGCCAACACGGAAGACGTGCTGATCGCCACCCGCGGCGCTGGGCTGGAACGAAAGCATGCTGGCATTAAGCAGGTGGTCTACAGCCCGCTCGGCGCGCACAGCGAGAAACCGTGGGAAGTTCGGCACCGACTGGAGCTGCTCTACGGCGACGTGCCGCGGATTGAGCTGTTCAGCCGCAGCGCAGCGCCAGGCTGGAGCCACTGGGGCAACCAGTGCGCCACCGCTTCCGTTGAACTGATCCCCGGCTGCGCCATCGACGTTGTGAAGACGGAGGCGGCATGAGCAAAGGTACCATTATCTGCCTGTGTGATATCACTGGCGTCATGGCTGAGCCATGGGTCGAAGCAGGTTATCGTGCCGTTCTGGTGGACCCGCAGCACCCTGAGACCTCGATCGACGGCCCTATTGAGCGCATATCGGCAACCATCCTTGAGGCGATGCCGAGGTTATCTCAGGTTATCCGCTCTGAGAACGTCGTCATCGTCATCGGCTTCCCGCCATGCACGGACGTTGCTGTTTCCGGTTCCCGCTGGTTCGAGTCCAAGCGCGCCAAAAACCCGCATTTCCAGGGCAAGGCCGCGCTGGTCGCTGAGCAATGCCGGATGGTTGGCTTGGCGGCCGGCTGCCCGTGGGCATTCGAAAACCCGGTGAGCGTGTTCAGTAGCATCTTCGGCTCGGCCGATTACACGTTCCATCCGTACCAGTTCACTGGGCTGTGCACGGATGACAACTACACGAAGCAGACCTGCCTCTGGACGGGTAACGGCTTCAAGGCGCCGGCAGAGAATATGCACCCGATGGTTGAAGCGGCTATCGACGCTGTGAAGCTGGCCTGCGGCCGCATGGTGCCGAAGAAAAAGGCGATCGAAGCCATATCCGGAACGTCCTTTGCCGGATTGGTGACTGACTGGTATCCGGACAACCGAATTCACGAATGTCCGCCCAGCGACGAGCGCGCCAACATTCGCAGCGCAACGCCTCTTGGATTTGCAAGGGCGGTTTTCCTTTCGAATGCACCCCATCTCAACAAGAAGCGGGAGGCAGCATGACGCCAGAAGAAAAAGAAAACGCTCTCCGCGCCCAGGCTCGTCGCTGCGCAGAAGAGATAACCAAAGCGATGAGCGTAAAGCCTAAACCGAAGTGGAACGCTGTATGCCCCCCCATCCTTCGCAAGCACTACGAGAAGGTCCGGCCGATGGGTGTCAGCCTGGTGAAATTTGTCAGTGTTATTGGGCGGCTGAGCGGCCGCTACGGAGTGGAATCATGAAGCTGAAAATGTATACCCCATCCGGGTCTGTAATCGTCGAAACCAACGACGTAGCCCAGTTTTACCCGGACGCTGAAAGCGGCGGGGAGCTGACCACAATCGAACTGGTTTCGCCAACCGGCGACCATGGGAAGGTGGCAGTAAAACATAGCTTCCACCAGGTGGCTGGCGCTCTCGCCACGGCCTGGAAAATGGATGAAGACAAGGCAGGTGCAGCATGAACAGAGCCTCTCCCGTTGATTTAAGGAAATGCCTTGAGGCTGCACATGGCCTCGCTCATATCGGCATCCGTTTTGTGCCGATCCCGGTAGCGACAGAGGAAGAGTTCCAGTCGCTGTCTGCCGAGCTTTCACGAAAGCTTGAGCAGATAGCGGTTGAAGCGGAAAAAAGCGAAGGCGGTGCAGCATGAGCGCAGAACTCATCGATCAGGCCAACGAGCTGGCAGAGCGCCGGCTGGAAATGACCATCCAGAACATGCGCATCAATCACAACGCTATTTCAGCTACTCACTGCCTCGACTGCGGGGAAGAGATACCGGCTCGGCGCCGGGAACTGGTGGCGGGATGCCAGCGCTGTGCTGACTGTCAGGAAGACGAGGAATTACGCGGTAAGCATCGGAGGTGATATGGCATCTGACAAACCGATAACAGCACAGCAGGCCGCCGATTTGCTCATCGTGTCGGCGCGGGTGATCTACCGCCTGATTGATTCTGGAGAACTCGCCGGCCGTAAGGTCGGCAACAAGTACAGAACGACCGAGGCTGCGTGTATTGCATATTTGAAAACCCCGCGCGATCCTGTCATCGCGAACGCGGGTGAACATAAAGGAGAAGTTTTATGTCAATCACCCTCAGGGGCGGCGTGTGGCACTGTCATTTCTTTACGCCGTCAGGAAAAAGAGTTAGGCGATCTCTTGGCACGGGGGACAAAAAGCAGGCTCAGGAGCTCCACGACAAGCTGAAGGCGGAAGCGTGGCGGGTTGACCAGATCGGCGATCTGCCCGTCAGAACCTTCGAAGAATGCTGTATCCGGTGGTTGCGGGAAAAGGACCATAAGCGATCGCTGGATGATGACAAAACCAAAATTGAGTTTTGGCTGCAGCATTTTTCCGGCCGTGATGTCTCGAAGATAACGGCGGAGGAAGTTCATGAAGCCGTTAACGGGATGATCAACCGTAAACACCTGCAGGTGTGGGAGAGTAAACGTGATGCCGCGGTGAGGAAGGGGAAGCCTGTTCCGGAATACAAACCACGGCAGGTTTCACAGGCGACGAAGGCGCAACACCTTTCCTTCATTCGATCCCTTCTCAGGGCCGCGGCGAATGACTGGGGCTGGATAAAAACAGCTCCTGTTATCAAAACCCGCAAGCCGATCAGTAAGCGGATACGGTGGCTGACCAGAGAAGAAGCTGAGCGGCTGATCGAGTGCATGCCGGAGAGCATTAAGCCAGTGGTGATATTTGCACTGGCAACCGGCCTGCGCCGCTCAAACATCATCGGGCTTGAGTGGCAGCAGGTCGATATGCAGAGAAAGGTTGCATGGGTAAATCCGGAGAACGCAAAAGCGGGCAAGGCGATTGGCGTAGCTCTGAATGATACCGCATGCAGGGTATTAAGGGATCAGATAGGGAAGCACTCACGCTGGGTGTTCGTTCACACCACGGCAAAACATCGCCCTGATGGAACGCTGACGCCCGCGGTTAGAAAAATGCGGGTGGATGACAATAATGCCTGGCGCGCCGGGTTGAAAAAAGCGGGGATCGAGGATTTCCGTTTTCACGACCTCCGGCACACCTGGGCGAGCTGGCTAATTCAGTCCGGCGTCCCGCTTTCTGTACTGCAGGAAATGGGAGGATGGGAGAGCATCGAGATGGTGCGTCGTTATGCTCACCTGGCTCCGAACCACCTGACCGAACACGCACGGAAAATTGACGCCATTTTTGGCGCTAGCGACACAAATACGACACAAGGAGGAAATCAGGCTGGTTTAAAACTGGCGTAAGTGATTGTTTCTTAATGGCACGCCCTACAGGATTCGAACCTGTGACCTACGGCTTAGAAGGCCGTTGCTCTATCCAGCTGAGCTAAGGGCGCCCTGAGAAGCGAGTGCTTCGCGGAGTGAAACGCGTGGAATTATACGGTCCACGTCGGTTGAGTCAATCCATTTTGCCAGGAAACTGCGGGGCTTATACGACGCTGGCGAAATATCCTCCACCAACTGTACAAGAAGCATACCGCCGGGCCTAATGCGCGCGTAAATCGACTCAGTGGCCAGGCGCAACGCACCAATAACCATGTAATAACCATGGTCATAACAGGCTAAATTAGCCTCAGACAGGATAAAACAGCAAACGAGGACTGACAGCGAGGCCCGCTTCTGACAAAATATCCTCATCCCCCTTTCGTAAAGATACAGATGGAATCCTCTCTCTGATGGCAGCAAAAATTATTGACGGTAAAACGATTGCGCAGCAGGTACGCTCTGAGGTTGCGGAAAAAGTGAAGGCTCGCGTTGCGGCCGGAAAACGCGCCCCTGGGCTGGCCGTCGTGCTGGTCGGCAGCAACCCGGCCTCGCAGATTTATGTCGGCAGCAAGCGCAAAGCATGTGAAGAAGTGGGCTTCGTCTCCCGCTCTTACGATCTCCCGGAAACCACCAGCGAAGCCGAGCTGCTGGAGCTTATCGACACTCTGAATGCCGATAAGACCATCGACGGTATTCTGGTTCAGCTGCCCCTGCCGGCAGGGATCGATAACGTCAAAGTTCTCGAGCGCATCGCGCCGGATAAAGACGTCGACGGCTTCCATCCTTACAACGTTGGCCGCCTGTGCCAGCGCGCGCCGCGCCTGCGTCCGTGCACTCCGCGCGGTATCGTGACCTTGCTGGAACGCTACAATATCGACACCTACGGCCTCAATGCGGTGGTCATTGGCGCCTCCAATATCGTCGGTCGCCCGATGAGCATGGAGCTGCTGCTGGCCGGCTGCACCACCACCGTCACCCACCGCTTTACAAAAAACCTGCGCCATCATGTCGAAAACGCCGACCTGCTGATCGTCGCGGTGGGCAAACCGGGCTTTATTCCTGGCGAGTGGATTAAAGAAGGGGCGATTGTGGTCGATGTCGGCATCAACCGTCTGGAAAGCGGCAAAGTGGTCGGCGACGTGGTGTATGAAGATGCCGCCGAACGCGCGTCCTACATCACCCCGGTTCCCGGCGGCGTTGGCCCGATGACCGTCGCCACCCTGATCCAGAACACGCTGCAGGCGTGCGAAGAGTATCACGACGTTGAGGAGGCCTGA